CTACTGCTGCGCGGGCCCATTCGCTTCGCTTGCTGGGGCCGTACCAATTTCGTACCGATTCGGAGTTTTTAGCTTGTCCAGTTCGGCCCAGTCCGCGCTTGAGCTGATCCACTTGGCGTAATGCTTCAGCAATGTCTGGATGCTGTTGCCAAGCTGCTGCGCGATGAAGGCCGGAGCCATCCCTGCAGACAGACAAACCGTCGCGTAGGTGTGCCGGGTATCGTACTGCCGACGCGGACGAATGCCCAGTCGCTTCATGCTCTGCTTGAGGTGGTAGGCCGTGCTGACCACGTTGGTGATATGGCCTCCCTTGCCGCTGGTAGGCGCGAAGACGAACTCGCCGCCCTGGGTCAGCTGCTTCATTTCCTCCAGCGCCTCAACTGCCTGATCGACCAGCAACACCTTGCGCACGCGCTTGGTCTTTGTGTTCTCGCGGACCTCGCCTTTCTCCAGCGTAGCCCGGACCCGAATCGAGCGCCCCGGCAGATCCACATCAGCCCAGCGGAGCGACAGCTGCTCGCCAGTACGCAGGCCGGTGTAGAACGCCAGCTTGAAGAACGAGGCATAGGTCAACCGCGAGCCGGTCTGGTGCGCGTACAGGTCGGCCAGGATCGCGTCACGCTCGGTCGGCGTGAATGGGTCAATGTCCCGCTCCGGTGCGCGAGCCCGCTCCACCGATCGCATCGGATTCTCGGTAATGATCCCGTCCATCACCGCCGCGGCGAAGATTGCCCGGGCGGCCTGCGCTGCTGCGTTGCGGTCTGTGATCGAGCACCAGTCAAGCTTGGTCATCAGCAGGCGCACATCGGACGGCAGAATCTCATCCAGCCGGCGAGTGGCCCAATGCGGCATCCAGTACCGGTTGAGCACGCGCAGATAGTTGCGCCGGGTGTGGAATCCGATCTGCTTGCTGTCCAGCCAGGTCTGAGCGAAGTTGCCGAAGGTCGGGGTGATGCGGGCGAGGGTGTAGCGGGAGTTCGGGAAGAGCTCGGCATACTTGTCATCCGTGAGCATGCCGAGCTTGATCAGCTGCGTTACCTGAGCTCGTAGACCTGCGGCTGCTGCAAATCCCTTGGGCGTCTGAGGATAGGGGAGCGTTTCGCAGCGTCGCTCTTTCTTCCATGTGAAGCGGATGCGGACGGAGCTGCCGGCGATTTCGACGCCTTGGGGGAGCCCCACTGACTTTCTGCCCATTCGTTGTACCTCTCCAGGCTGTACATGATGCAGCCGTCAATCTTCTCCCATACGCCAGGCGGCAATACTCCGCGCTGGCGCTTTCGCTCTAAGGCCTTCGGCGTCGTGCCGATCAGTTCGGCCAACTTCCTTTCGTACACCTTGTCCACCGGCATGCCTTCCACTGGCTGCGGTTTTTCTCGTGCGCTCATAGCTCACTCCTTCACTTTCACGCCGGCCGCCTCGATGGCATCACGACAGTCATCAATTGCCGAGTCGTATTCAACGGCTTCAGGCCTCACGAAGCCGTTATCCATCGCGTTGTGCTCGCTGATCTTTGGCGGCAGCTCAATCACCATCTCCGCCCGCGACGCCACCCACACGTTGGCCATCTGCTGCTTCATGTCCTCGAACTGATCGCGGAACGGCTGGCGGTCCCACCAGGCGTTGAAGTCGGACAGGGCCTTGTCTGTGTTCTGCATATTCATCGCTCCAAGTCATCGGGAACACTCACCACATCGCCCAACTTCGAGGCAACGATTGCGCGGCAAGCGGCAATGAGCGGTGTGCTGCCGTGCCAGGGCGCCGTGCTATCCATCCATGCACAGGGGTCGCATACTTCGTCCGTGTAGATAATGCTTACCCGGCAAGCCTCTATCATCCTGCCGCCATGACCCCAATCGGAGGATGGGCGGAATGATGAGTACGCGCCTCCATGCTCGAAAACAGGCCCCACCGGAAAAACCGTGCAGTTTTGATGCACATAGCTGCCTGGGCTGTCGCAGAACGAATGAGGCTTAACCTCAGCTCCGAGCGCATATCCGACCGCCCAATCCAGCGCCGCGCCGGTCAGTTCCGATACGTTCACTTGTTTCATGGCGTACAAATCCTCCCCGCCGCAATCCGGCAGGCTAAGTAGTGATAGGGGTAGCGCCCGATGAGGGGCCTAGAATCCGATGGCCTGGCTATAGGCCGGGTGTTGCGAGGGGTGTGGCGGGGTGAGTACCTGACTTGGGGTCAGGTAATCACATGGCGAAGTGGAATTTCAGGAACTTGCCTTTCGGCAGGGGAATCCAGATTTCCCCACTGAAGTCGTCGCCCAGATAGCCGACCTGCTGGTCGACGTAGGCGTAGCGAAATGCGTAGCCAGTGCAATCTTCCTTATGGCCGCCGTGGGTTTCGGTGATCTCAAAGTCGCTGGTGATCTCGGACTCTGCGATGTACTCCTTGATGTGCTGCAGCTTGCGAGCGCTGACAAGCGTGGCCACGTAGGCCAGAGCCTCTTCGAGCTTCTTCGCCTGCTCCAGACGATACGCGGTTTCCGCCTCATTGGCTTTGCGCATGATCTCGCTGTACTCGGCGTCAGATATGTCGAACATTCACGCCTCCTTCGCAGCCATGGCGGCGCTGATACGCTCAATGGTCACCCGCCAATCGCCAATGCAGCCGTCGTCTAGCGTCACTCCTTCCTGATCGATGACGCCTCGCTTGGCGTTCATGCGGTGCGCCGAAGAGATCAGGATCAGCGATGCCGCAGTGACAATCCCGCCTTCGCGCTCATCGCAACCAAGTGCCTCCATGGCTCGTTCAACGAGCCTGAACTTGCTCGCTTGCTTAGCCAGCCTATCCCGCTCGGCGGTCACGGCAGCCAATGCACGCTCCGCATCGTTCGCATCGGCCGCGGCAACGTCGGCGCGGGTGCGCTCGGCAGACAGGGCTGCGATGTGGTCGGCGTAGAGCATCCATTCGCCGTCAGGATGCTGATGGTGCTCACCTTCCTGATGCAGCCATCTATCCACCCCTCCCGCCTCTGCGGGCTGGGCGCGGCGGTTCCAGTTCGCGATGGCTGCGTTCCTGCCAGGCTGGTCTTCCATATCGCTTTGCTGCACGCCTACAGGTCCGCGCGCCAAGCAGGCGCTGTGCTCGTCAACCATACCCTGACAGATAACCATCGAGGCATCCGAATCCAGCTGCTCGACGAAGGCGTCTTGTTGCCCACAAAACGGGCACGGCAGCAGCCCCCGATCAACCAATACCTTACTCATGGCTTTCTCCTTGGGCGGACAGGGCGGCGCGGATAAGCCGCTCGCAGTCGCTGCGGCGAAGCGGAGGCGCGATGTTGCGCATCTCGATCATTGCTGCGTCGACCATCCCCACCAGCCCACTCTGCTCCGGCTGCGGGGCGGTCTGCGCGATGGGGGCGGCGCGTGCTTCGCTCTCCATCCATCCCTTCTCTTGGTCTGCATGAAATCGGTGGTTTCCACTCTCTGCGGACCTGACGCCATCACTGAACCCTTCGTTATAGGATTCGCGCATAGCTACGCACAGCCCACTCTGCTCCGGCTGCTGCTCGGTCTGCGCGGGGCGGCGGAACCCCGCATCAAAAATGGCCTCTGCAAAAGTCTTGTCGTTCGCGTGCGCGCCTTCGATCAGGGTGACCAGTTCTTCGAGAGTCGCCTCCCGCTCATCCTGCGCCGGGGCTGGCTCTACTGCCGCCTGCCCATCCCTGAACCCCTGCGCTGCGGCTGTGGCCATGTCGACGGCGGTGTAGGTGTCGGTGGGCTCGGCCTGCTGGGATAGGGCGGCGCGCATCTCTGCGATCAACTGCGCAACGTCCAGCCCGCCGCACGTATTGGCTTCGGTGAATTCGAGCGCCTGCGTCAACAACCCGCGCAGCTTCTCGTTCTCCTCCATCACATGCTCAGCAACCGCTGGGTGGATTGGCTTGTTCATGGTTCGCTCCTTGTTTGGGTGGCTGGCAGCGCATACAGGTACAGGTGCCGATGAGCTTTCCGCTTGATCGGCAGTAGGTGGGTCTGTTCATTGGTTCGGGTATCGGATACGGTCAGGGGCCGGCATGGGGCCGGAAGGAGGACTGAAATGCCGGTATATAAGGAATTGATCAGGGAGCTTTCTGCGAGCGGATTCACCAGTAGCGGCCAGATAGCTAAGGGGCGCATCTATCGAGCTATTCCAGATGGTCCGTACAGCTGTGAGACGAATGAAACGGTCAGAGGCGTTAAGCGCCCAGCGGCACAATTCGAAACAGAAGAAGAGGCACGCGCCGCGCTGATAGAGTTCTGGGAGGAATGTGAGCAGGCCCTGAAGAAATCAGGCATGCCTAACTGGCAGACGACTTACGGGTAGCGTCTACGCTGCGGCTCTCCCGTACCGATCACGGTGAGCCGCCAGCCATGCACACCGATGGCCGATGCGCGAAATCCCGTAGGGGCACACCGCGTCGGCCGGCGCGTTCCAGCCTTGGCGCCACGCCGGTTCGAATTTCTGCGAGTGCAGGTCGAAGGTCTTCATGCCATCTGCTCCAGTGCCCGGCGGGCGAATGCCGCCAACTCTCGCTTCGGATCGCGGCGGCGCTTGAGTACGGTCGTCGGGTCGTGCCAGCGCTTGCGCTCAATGGGCTTCACTTCGCGGAAGCCTTCGACCTGCTGGATGGGTACGCCTGATTCGGCGACGAGTCGTGAAAGCCAGGCAGCATCTTTCGCCCGGCCCGCTGGGGTTAGGTTGCAAAATGTCATGGTGTGTACCGGGGAGGAGGGCGCGCTGGGCGCCCGGTGGGTCAGTACTGCACGCCGTAGCTGTCGTAGTCGGGCATTGAGTTATCGGGCTGACGTTGCGTCTGCGGCGACTGTTGCGAGCGCTGGTTATGCTGAGGCCGTTGCTGCTGGGTCTGCTGACCGTCTGGCCTGCCGCCGAGCAATTGAAGGGTGCCGCCCATGTCGACCACGATTTCCGTGGTGTAGCGCTTCACCCCATCCTTTTCCCATTCACGCGTCTGCAGACGACCTTCGATGTAGCACTGCGATCCTTTGCGCAGGTATTCGCCCGCTATCTCTGCGACCTTTCCGAAGAACACCACTCGATGCCATTCGGTGCGCTCCTGCTGCTGGCCGGTCTGCTTGTCCTTCCAGCTGTCACTGGTCGCCAAGGTGATGTTCGTCACCGCGTTTCCGTTGGGCGTGTAACGCGTTTCTGGATCACCACCGACGTTTCCGATCAGGATGACTTTATTGATGCCTCTGGCCATGGTGGCTCCTGGGTAGTTGGATCAGGCAGCTATGCCCATGACCCGATTCATCCGCTCTTCGAGCAGTTCGTAGAAGGTGGTGACGCGCTCGCTGATCTTTCGAATCATGGCTTCGTCGCGATAGGCGCGCTTGACGAAGAGGGGCATGCCCGGCCAGTAGGACACGAAGTCGATCCACTCGCGATCCGAAACCCATAGGCCGCCTTGGCACTGCGCGATGTGCTCCTTCGGGATCTCGTCGGCCAGGATCACGCCGACCTGAAACTTCGGAAGCTTGGTCTTTATCTCGGTGAGGCCGTTGGCGCCGACCAGCGAGTCCGGCGAGTAGCCGATGCCGTGATTTAGGATGATGGCCACCTGTTCCGTGGCGACCTCTTCGCGCGACTCGTACAGGCCGCGGGCAACGGCTTCCAGCTCATGCCCGCGCTCGGTGTGGCGGTTACCGCTGAACGGGTCTGCGGCCTCGCCAGTGATCCGCTCGCCGATCAGCGTGTCCATGTAGGTGAAGGCGCCGGCACCGAATCCGGCTTGCCCTTTCCCGTTGACCAGCAGGCAGTCCAGTTCGGAGCAGGTCACGATTCCAAGGCGCAGAGCCAGCCAATCGGCCGACCCTTGCTCAACGTCACGAATGATTTGCACTGGACGCCTCCTTGGCCTTGGCCGCTGACGTCGTGAGGGCCGCGAGCACATGGTCGAACATGGCCTTTTCGACAGATGCCGGCGTGCCGTGGAGCGCTGCGAACGACTCCTTGGCCTTGTCGCTGCATTGCTCCAGTAGCATGGCCAGCTGTGCGGCCTGCACCGAGGTAACGCGCGCCGTTACGACCGCGCCGTTACCGTCGTCGTCTTCGCCGGTAGTGGTGAAGTTCAGCAGGGCTCCAGCCGTGTAGCGCTTGCCGTAGCTGACACTGGACGCCACCGCCTGGACGCCGTTCTTGTTGCCGCTTACGTCGGCGGGCAACAACAGCGATGTGGTTTCCCGGTGGCCTGCCCTATGGCTCAGCACACCCTCAACCTCGATACCTTTGTCGTTGCGCGGCGTGCGAAAAGTGATCGCGAAGCCGTGTCGAGCCAGAACCGGCTTGATGACCTCATTGATGTCTTCCCAAAGCGCGTAGGTGCTTTGGATGCGGCCGTTCTTGTCCTTGATGCCGCCGCGCTCACCGATGACGGGCAGCTCTTCCTGCATCTGAGCCAGCGCCTCGTCGTACTGCTGCTTTGCCTGCTGAGCCTGGAAGCGCTCGTGCATCGCCATCAACCGCTCCATCTTGTCGATGTCCGCGTTCGGGCTCATGGCGACTTGCTGGATGATCTGCAGGATGGTGGCCGACTCGCCGGCCTTCGTTACGGCAGTGTTCTCCTGCCGCTGGGCAATTGCTGTGTTCATGGCTGCCTCAGTAGGTAATCGACACGCTGGGCACTTCGCCCTTGCGGATCATGTTGATGATGGCCTTGGCCTGTTCTTCGGTGACGCCAGCCGCCATGAATGCCTCTTTGATGGAGGTCAGCACTGCAGTCTTGTGCGCAATGTCCGCCTCGCGGGCCTTGGCCTCGGCTTCTTGGCGGGCCTGCTCGTCGGCCTGGCGCTGGCGTTCGGCTGCTGCTGCGCGCTCGGCGCGTTCGGCGGCGTCACGCTCTGCCTGCTCGGCCCGGCGCTGGGCTTCCAGCTTCTCGCGCTCTGCTTGTTCGGCCTGCAGCTTCAGTTCCAGCTCGCGGCGTTCTGCTGCGGCCTTGGCGTCTGCTTCACGCTTGGCTGCTGCGTCACGCTCGGCCTGTGCGCGCTGCTCTGCTTCGCGCTGGGCTTGCTCGGCGGCTTCCCGGGCGATGCGCTCCTCGCGCTCCTTCTGCTCGCGCTGGGCGGCCTCGGCGCGGAGGCGTTCGAGTTCGGCCTGTTCGGCTTCGTACCTCTCCCGCGCGACAAGCGCTTCGCGTAGTGCGGCCAGGGCCTTGTCCTTCGCTCGCAGCGCCTCGGACTCGAATTCCTCCCAGCTCTCATCGATGGCCATGGTCTCCAGCCACTCGATGTTCTGGCACAGTTCGGACGAGTCCAGGTCGCGGCACTCCAGCCGCAGATTGATCTGGTCGATGGCACCCTGGTGCTTTGCCTTGCGAGCTTCTTCTGCCGCCTCCCACTCAGTCAGCGGCGCCCGCACCTCATCGCGCAGCTTGTCCATCTCCTGCACGAACTCGCGCAGCTCGGCCTCGATAGCCTTTGGCATCTCCTTGATGCGGCGCAGGTAGTCGCGACCAGGCTTCTCGACCGCCGTCTTGCTGCGGCTGACCTGGGCGGCGAGCGACGCGATCCGCTCGCGGCCCTTGCGGGTGGTCAGATCAGGCACTTCATTGGCCGCCTGTTCGCGAGCCAGGGCGACGTAGGCCGTCAGCTTGTTGTGGCCGTAGATGACGGGGGCTTTGTCCGCGCTGATATCTTCCAGGGCGATCAGTTGGGTTTCCGTGGACATAGAGAATCCTTGCCGCGCCAAGCGCAGCGGTATGAGCAGCGGTATGAATTGAAAGGAATGGATCAGGCGAACAGGCGTTCAACCATCCACATTGCGGCGATAGCGAGGCCGAACAGGGCAAGGGCGCCGAATGCGAACATGGCGAGCCAGGCGGCGGCGAAGGAGTGGCGGTCTTCGTGAAAGTCGTTCATCCCGTCACCATCCCTGCCAGTCCGCTTAACAAAGCCAGCAGCGTGAACACTGCCAGGCCACAGCCGTAGAACTTCCAGAAGGCGATGCGCTTGGCGCGCCGATAACGGCTAGTCATGGGCGGTCTCCTGTGTAGTGCGGCATTCTTCGAGGTAATCCCACTGAGCTTTGTCGCCTTGGGCCACGAACCATTTCAGTTCCCCGTCACCCTCGTCTCGCACGCTTCCGCCGTACTTCGCGCCGTCAAACATGAATTCGCCCGTCATTGTTCGATACGGGTATTTGCCGCGGAACGACGTGAACTGGAGGTCTGGTCGAGCCTCGCGTGCGCTCTTTTCGAAGGCCGCAAACTTCGCATTCTGCTCGGCGACCTTCGCGTCATGGGTTGCCTGGCAATCCATGCAGCAGAACACGTGCTCGCCGCGGTACACCGGCTCGTGCGGCGTCTCGTTTTCGTCATCGTCCCAGCCATACGAATCTTCACCGACCATATCACCGCAATTGGTGCATCCGATCCGCCAGCCGTTGTCGATGTACGCCTTCGCTGGAATTGGCTTGCCGGCATACTCATCCGCCCATGGCAGGCGCTTACACGAAACGCACTGGAAATCGGTGCCTATTTCGTCGGCACCCTGACGGCGTGCCGCCACATTTGTTGTGGCGAATTGGATTTTTGAATCTTCAGGGTCGTCGGTCTCGACGATGAATGCTTTCAGTGGCTTATCCATCACACACCCCCTATCAGCGCAACGTGGCACAGTGCCCCGATGAACAGGGCGACGATGACGATGCCGACAGCGCCGGCCAGCTCCTTGAGTTGGATGGTCATGGCTGCTCTCCTTGCAGGGCGGCGACAGGGCGCCCACGATCATCGTATTCAGGCCGTGCTGGCGGATAGGCCTCGGCAGTCATCGCCTGCTCCAGCGCTGCGCGAAGGTTCTCGTTGTAGTTTTCTCCAACTACCCGCTCGCAAGGCGCGGCCATGAAGTGGCCGACGATCTCGATACTGATGCTGCTATCGCCAGCGTCTGCGTTCGGAGTACTGAGAAAACGCACGTCCCAGCACTCTGTCTCAATGGCATTCAGTAGCTCGCTGTCACGCTTCCATTTTGCAGAACTGGCGACGAGCGAATCCCGCTCAGCGAGAAGGGCTTCGTAGTCGGACGCGCGAACCCATCCACCCTCGCTGTCCTCTTGCATTTCTGCCCAGATTTCACCGCCAGACTCGCAGTGTTCCGGCACGTACCGCTTCACTTCCTTGCTCATGCCGCCGTCCTCACGGTGAATTTCGTCTTGAGCGTCCATGCCTTCGTGACTGCGTGATTCATCCGCAGGTAAAGGCTCGTTTCGATCTGGCCGGTGTCGCGCAAGGCTTTCAGGTAGCCGTACAGCACGTTGCAGTGGTAGTCGGCAGTGGCTGCGTACCGGGCGCTTCGCAGCAGCTTGAAGTGCTCGCGAATGGTGTCTTCGGTCTTCATGCCGCTCTCCTTGTCTCTTCGTCGTACTGCCGGCGCGCTGCGATCTCGATGCCTCGGGCGTTCTTGATCAGCCACGCGCCCAGCTCCTTCGCGTCATAGGGGCCGTCGGGGATGACCTGCTCGACGCCGAAGAAAAGCTGGCCGTCATCAACCACCGGATCGAGCCGAAGCTCGAAGCCGTTGAATGTGAGTCTCATGGGGTTTTCCTCGATATGGCACCCACTGCAAAGCCCCCGTCCTGTATCGCAGGACCAGTGAGGTACAAGGGGAGGCTTTGCGGTGAGTGCTGGGTGCAGATGAAAGCCCGACGATCGCCGGGCTTTCGATGTTTCGGGGGTTCTTGGCGGGGAAGCTGAAGCCAGACCTTCAAACGACCCCGAAGGATATTCGCGGCTTCCACGGCTGATACGCCGGTAAGTCGGCGCCGCTTAGCTCGGGCACAGCAGTGTCTGGCCGCTCGTGCCGAAGCGAAGCGCCGATGAGCAATATGAAGAGCATTTTTTAATACCGAACGGCTGGGGCAAGAGGGCGGCTATGCAGCCAGCTGGGCATCGTCCAGACGCTGAATGCGTACTACCGTTTGAATCCTCGGTGACTCCGGCCGGCGAACCGGGCGCATCTGCTGGATCTTTCCGCCGCCGATCAGCAGGGCAACTATCAGCGGGGCGATGATTCCGCGACGCATGGCCTCAAGGCACAGGCCTCGGATAGTTCGCTGCATGCCCAGCTTGAAGCGCGCCGTGTCCAGCTGCTTCTTGATCGTCGAAGGGCTGCAATCCATGCGGCGCGCTATCTCCTTCGCTGTCATGTCCTTCGCCGCGTAGATCGTGGCCATCAGCTGCCGAGGGGCAAGGCCCTGGCCGAGGCGTCCTTGCCATCCGTCTATCTGGATCGTGTCCATGTAGGGGTTCCTTGTTATGCGACTTCCTGCCATTTCAACTGGTAGGGCCTTTTGGTCTTTTTCTTGGATTCAGCTTCAACCCTCACGCGAGCCCTGATGCAGATATCGCGGCGGGCCGCAGAATCATTCTGCATCAGCCTGATGAACTGCTCGGCAAACTGGGGTGCGTCGAACATGCCGCTCAACTGCACCACCCGCTTGCCGGCCATCACTCGGGCCACTCTCTGCTCCACCTTTTCCGCCCACTCGTCCATGGTCAGCTCGCGCTTTCCACTCGACGTCGGCGTTTTCTTGCGAGCCTCTTCTCGGGCGAAGCGCTCTGTCATTCCGAAGACTGCGTATGTGCTCATGGTTGTTTCTCCGGTTGTCATCCCAAAGCGTCCGCGTTGGCAGGCGCTTCAGTGATGCTTTCCTCTCGCTACGCCGTCCGGGTCATCCTCTCGGTTCGGTCATCACCTCGTCAGGCTCGGCCCCTCTGCGGCCTACCTCTGAACGCCGGTCGCCTTCTGGCGTAGCGGTTTGCTGATCCTGACTTTCTGTCGCCCCACAGGATCTGGCCGGGGCTGACCTAACCGGCTGGGCCGGGTAGTCGTTCATGGCGCGGGTTGTGAAAGAACTTCCGGGATCACCCGAGGCCTCTCGGCCTGTCGGCGCGGTGTGCTGCGTCGATGGGTGAAATATGCACCAGTGCATTACAGGTGTCAATGCATCAGTGCATATATTTTTACCGTTGATCTATGCACTCGCCCTTAATACTGTACGCACGTCCAGTAGTTTGGAGGTTCACATGGCAAGGCAGAAGGGAATGCAGGAGGCTCGGAAGCCGAGCCCAGAGGAGCGGCTAGGGCTGCGAGTGTCAGCGATGATCAACTCGCCAATTGCGCAGCTGGGGAGGAGGGTGACGATTCACCGGCTCGACGATGATCCGGATGAGGCGTGGAGCGCGATGCTCGAAACGCTCGCCGAGACGGACGGGCTGAACATGGTGTTCAACGACGACGGCACCGTCACGCTCCAGTGGGAGCGCCGGGTCGAAGAGGATGTAGTAGTCGAAGATCGAGAGGTAGAGCCGCTGGAAGAGGTCGCGGCGCCATTCTGATCAGCGCTTGCCGCGCCGCCAGTCCCAAGGCGGGATCGGTTGAGGGTCACGCCACAGGCCAACGGAACGAGCGCGCGCTTCTGTCTGCTCGAACTCGTAGGCGTGACGCTCTTCGCGGGGCTGGTCCTTGGCGTAGCGCTCGAACCACCAGGCCATGCCGGCGGCGAGCTGGGCGCGGCCTGTATCAAGCGTGTGGCCGCAGCCGGGGCAGTCGGCCGGCTCGACCCATACCGTGCCGATGATACGCTTCCAGCGGTCCCGCTTGGCCCAGTGGATGGTCGCTGTCTTGCCGTGTACCAGGTCGGCCAGATGCTGCTGGGAGCGCGTGCCGAATGGTTGCTTTCGCTCGGGCGCGTCGATACCGCGCAGCCGGATCTTCTCGACCTTGCGGCGCTCGGGATCGAAGCAGGAGATGGTGTCGCCGTCAGATATGCCGGTGACCTTGCATTCCAGTGTGGCAGCCAGGGCAGGGGAGGAGATCAGCAGAAGAGCGAGGGTGATGTGGTGCATGGCGCCTCCTTGCGCATACAGCAGGCATGGCTCAAGAAAACGCAGGTTACGCCGATATCCGCTACGACACATGAAGCGGGTATGGAAATGAGCAAATTTATCTGGATTGCCGGCGTTCTAGGCTTAGCGATTCTACTGACGAGCGTGTTTGACTCGGGGCTCTTTATGATTATCGGCGTGGTTCTGGCGACCGCAATCAAGAGTCTGCCCGAGCAGAGTAAAAAAGGCAGCAAGAGTAAGCGACCCGCTCAGAGAGGGAACGCCTCCAACGAGCTGAATCGCTTCCAGCTAGATCATCTTGAGATTAATAGCCCCCACCTGGACCATCGCTGTGGAAGTTGCGCTCATTGGGCTGGGCCTAAGGCGACACACCGCTCACTGAGAGGCGTCTATGTCCACAAGCAGGCCCAGGGTGACTGCGGCTATAGGCGGCCGGGCAGCCCCAGGCGGGACCTTAAAGCTACAGCAGGCCAGGCATGCGCAGATTACGAGTGAGTTGAGCGAACAAAAAGCCCCGCTAGGTGCGGGGTCTAAACTAAAAGCCGAAAACCGTTCCAGGCGGAGCTACATCGATATCGAGGCTGTCGCATGGGAGATCTTCGCCATCAACCATTACATGCAATGCCAGCCGGCCAGGCTCCTTCAGGTTAAAGGGCGACATGATAGCCATCAAGCCGAGCATGATCCGCTTTCGCTCAGGACGCGGAGAAGGGTTTGCGTTGATGATTGAGTCGATCTGAGCATTGTCGAGGCTCATGCTCATCACCTCTTCACCGGCAAACGTACCCTTAACCGATACCGATTTCGGCATCTCTGATCTCGGCGCTGAGATGCTCAGGTTTATGCAAAGCTTGGGCAAGGTACACGGGAACTGCGGCACTAGGCATTGGCCTTGGTAGATGCCTACCAATGTGGTTTTTCCGCTGATTTCCTGTCGGGCATCGTCACAAAATATGGCGTGCGCGTACTTAGTCATTTTGAAACCCTGCGCTCATTGAGGTCCGCCTGGCGCTCCAGGGCGGCGCTAATTGAATCCAGACTCACACCAAGAGCCTTACTGAGCTTGCGGCAGGTCGTCATCGACGGGTCATGCCTGCCGCTTTCAATCTTGGCTATCTGCGCCTGGCTAGTATCCATTGCCGCAGCCAGCTTCACTTGGGTGAGGCCGCGCTTGAGCCGCAGAGTTTTCATGGTGTCTTCTTCCTCACCATAGAGAGCGTCCGCCACCCAGGCCCTCGCTTCGGCAAATCCAGCCGAGTGGGCGGGATCGGACTCGAGACCTTGCATGAACTCGTCGAAAGCGGTGTGGCGCTTCGCTGCTTCCGAAATCGTCACTCTCGGCTCAAATCGGTAAAACTTTACCGTCGAGGGAGACGCGGCTTGCGACGCATTACCATATGTCCTCTTCGATTGCCCGGTAGGCAGCGACGATCCGTTGAGATACTGGATGGCTGAGCTCATAGTCAAAGTCTCTTTCTACAATGCCTAACACGAAAATTTGGTCAGTTTTCGGAAACACGGCATACACGATTCGGTACTCAAGACCTTTACGGGATAGCGAAAAATCGCGTATACGCCATAGGTTTAAGCACTGGCTTTGGGCTGCGCCCCAAGCTCTTATATTGAAGATCGCGCCTTTAGCTGGGCGCGCTGGCGATCCGCCGTATCCATCTCGCAAAAGGTCATCCAGGAGATCCGGATCTGCGCGGAGCTGATTGATTAGCTCGCGCACGCGGTACACGATCCTCACATCGATTCGCTTTAGCTTCTCGAGATCTTCAACGATATCGTTATGGGGAATCAGTTCAGTCACTATATCGACCTAGATATACTGAGGCAAGTTCCAATGCATCCTATCGACGCGCGGTGAGCACCCTGTCGCTTTTCGCGCCCGCCACAAAACGCCACCCCTCACATCGCCCCGCCGCGCCAGCCTACCGCTGCCTTGGCCGGGTCGTCCCGACTACCACCCGCAACCCTTGCGAATATCCTGAAGCGCCAATTCAGCGCCCTTGGTATCAAAAACGGCGGTCACAGGGCTTTCTCCATAGGGCGTCACGTTGGCTATAAAGCTTTCGCTTGTAGCCATCTGCTTGAGGGCGGCAACAGGGGCGCGCATGAACGCGGATTTCCGATCAGTCGAGATATCCCATGTTGAGGTGACAGCGCTGCTTTTGTCGATCCGATGCGTAACCTTGATGCCGTCCATGCCGAGGAAGGATTGCCAGTTGATGTACAGTTCGGTCTTGTTCTCCTTGCAGCGGACAACCATGTCGATCTTTTCACCAAACCGCCCGGTGCCCCGGTCAGCGTCCAAAAAGGCCAGGTAGATCGACTTGTCCGTCAAAGGATCGGTGCTTGTCGATGTCGCCCACTTGCCTTTTCCTACAGTCGGCGTGACTACAGTCTTTGGAGCCAGGCCGTGCCGGTCTGCGAGCTGGTCGAAGCAAGACAGGCGCTCAACAGTGCCTTTCTTCGAGGCGCACAGGGCCACCTCTTTGTCTTCGATTGCGAATGCACACAGAGGAACCAGGGCGGTGATAAGCAGCAGTTTTCGCATGGTTGCTTCCTTGCGTTGGTGTTGATCAAACCTTCTTAGCATTCCAAACCAACAGCACCTTCGCATGGATCGTCACGTCGTCGATCCGCGCCTCCAGGTCCTTGTTGTTCGGGTTGTCCGAGATCAGCCAGAAGTGCTCTGCGTCCTTCTGCTGGACGCGCTTGATGTAAAGCAGGCCATGCCAAGTCAGCACGTACACGCCTTCGCCGATGAACTCGGTAACGCCGCGGTCGACGATCACCGGGTCTTTATCGTTGATCGTGCCTTCCATGCTCTGGCCCCAGCCAGTGATCATGGCCAGCGATTCAGGCGAGGTGTAAGTGACGCCTTTCTCCCGCAGCACTTCCTCACGAATGACCAGGTTGCGGATCGCCTCGTTGTAGTCGGCCGGCACTTGGCCGTGGCCCATGGCGCCGCGCACGTCGTACTGCGGGATCAGGATTTCTTCAGGGCGAGCGCGCAGTCCGGAGAAGTCGTGCGAGATGACGTTGGATGGTGCGTCAGGTTCAGCTGATACCACCTCAACTGCCTTCACGATCTGCTTGCGAGCGTCTTCGCTCAACCCCTTTCCATGCTTTGCCAGCATGTCGCGCATTAGCTCAGCAGAGGATTTGGCAGGAAGCGATTTCGATGGGCGAGCAACCTCAGCTTCTCCCGTTGCGCCATCGAGACCTGGAATAGAGGCTCGGCCTCGTAGCTGATCAGTACTCACCAAGTAATGAGCGGCGAGACGCGAAACCTGATCGTCCGTAGGGCTCTTGATCCCCTTCGGGCCGTTCGGCTTGAGAATGCGCGAGATCGTCGACTGGCCAACACCGGTCGCCTTGGACAACGAAACCTGATTGTCGCCATTCCTGGCCATCAGTTTCGCGAGGATGTAATCGATTCCTTTATGCATGGGCGCATATTGGGGACGAGCGGTGCATAGAGCAATATCGCCCTGCGTTGACAATATGCACTGGTGCATGGAAGATGTGCATAAGTTCATAGGAGAGACGCCATGTCTGATGTGGCCCTGCAAGAAAAACTCGAGACGCTGCTGGCTGGGCGCATGACCTACAAGGCCATCGCCGAGCGGGCTGGCTGCGATACCTCGACCATTTACCGAATCAAGACCGGTTCGATCGCCAATCCCAGCTACTCGGTAGGCATCGCCATCGACGCGATGTATGCGGAGGCGGTTCAGAAGACTGCTGCATAGCGACATCCCTGTCAGTGGTTTCCATGGTTCCCATTCTAGGAACCAGGGCAGGGCGGCGAAATCGGGACGGTGGTGCTGGGGGTTTATCCAGTACTTGAACGACAGGCACAAAAAAGCCCGGGGGCAACCGGGCTCTTCGTTACAACAACTTCACGAGAACGATTATGGCCGCACTACACACGATTAGCAAAGGGCGCTTGCGTATGCAGCTCCAAGAGATCGCTGGTGATGCGGTGGCGTTCTACCCGGCATTCCGCAAGGTGTTGGGTCTGAACGCCGCCGCCACTCAATTTCTGTCTCAGGCTGTCTACTGGACAGAGCGAACCGATGACGGTTGGTTCTATAAGACCACAGAGGAGTGGAACGAAGAGCTTGGCCTGACCGTCGAGGAGGTGAAGGGCGCCCGAAAGAAGCTGAAGGCTATCGGCATCCTGAACGAGCAGCGGAAAGGTATTCCCGCGAAGCTCTATTACAAGGTCGACACCGATGAGCTTCTCGCAGTCTTGTCTGGGGAAAAGCCGCTAACAGTAGTGGGGAAAACCCACAAACTGGAGGTAGTAAAACCCACGATCTGTACGGTGGAAAAGCCGCGATCTATTACAGAGACTACGCAAGAGACTACAGCAGAGACTACTTCACTTGCGCTCGTCTCCGCTGACGCGGCGAGCAAGCGCCGGCCGAAAGCAAACAGTGAGACGGAGCAGGCACGGCAAGAAGCCTGCCGCGCAATCTGGGGCTCCTACGCACAGGCCTACGTCAACCGCTACGGCGCAGCGCCTGTTCGCAACGCCAAGGTCAACCGCCAGGTTGTCGACCTCTGGAAGCGCCTCGGTGCAGAAGCTGCTGCGGTCGCTGAATACTTCGTCTCGATCAACGATTCCTACCTGATCCGCAACTGCCACGACCTTGGATCGCTGCTGACCAAGGCCGAGTCATACCGCACCCAGTGGGCCACTGGCCTCCAGATGAACGGCCGCACCGCCCGCCAGCTTGAAGACACCCAGGCGAACATCAACGCCGCACAGGAAGCCGCTGCCCGCATCCGCGCCCGCGAAAACGGAGGTGTCCGCAATGACAACCCTTTCCTTCGCTGAGCAGGCGCAGCTGGCCGCCGCAATCGTTGCTACCGCCGAGACTCTTGGCCAGACCATGAGCGCGGCTGCTGCAGAGCTGATGGCATCAGACCTGTCTGAATACCCCGCGCCGGACATCATCGCTGCACTGACAGCCTGCCGCCGCGAACTGACCGGCAAGCTGACATTGGCCGCCATCCTTCAGCGCGTACAGGCCGCCGATGGTCGCCCTGATCCGAACGAGGCCTGGTCGCTGGCCCTGGCAGCCTCGGATGAGTTCGACAGCGTTGTCCTGACTGACGAAATCCAGCTGGCCCTCGGGGCTTCCCGCGCCATCTTGGACGCTGGCGACAAAGTCGGGGCCCGTATGTCGTTCCTGTCTGCGTACCAGCGCCTCGTCGACACTGCCCGCCGCGAGAATCGTCCGGTGAAGTGGTCCCTGTCGCCCGGCTTCGACCAGCAGCGCCGACTGATCGCAGTGCAAGAGGCCGGCCGCCTTGGTCGCCTGCCCGCGCCGGTTGTTGAGGAATACCGAGCGCGCCTGACCAACGAGCCGATTACCCAGGACGGCGCAGCGATAGCTGGCCTGATCACCGGGAAGAGCGCCATGCCATCGCCAGAAGTGCGCGAACGACTTCAAGAGATCAAGCAATCCGTGCTTGCCACTCAGGCCGAGCGTGCGCAGCGCCGTTCCGACGAGAACGCCAAGCACCGGGAGGCATTCGAGCGCAACAGAAAGCGGCAGCTTGAAGCGCTTGAGCAACTGAAGGAGCGCCGAGCATGACCACCCCAATCATCGCGCTCGCCTGGCTGATCGCCATTGGCGCCTGCGCGACTCTGGAGTTTCTGGTTCGGGCTGGACGGGGAGGCCGCATAGATGGCTGATCGAATCTCCGTCAACAGCGCCGCCAGGCTCTCCGAGGCCATCACCCGGCTGACCGCCATGTACCGCGACAAGAAGTACGTCGTGGTCAGCCTGCGACCAGGCAAGGACCGCACTCTTGACCAGAACGCCCTCTGGTTTGCCCTGTACGAGCGAATCGCGCAGATGACACAGATCGGCGACACCGAAGACGCGCGCCGGTACTGCAAGCTCCACTTCGGCGTACCGATCATGCGGGCCGCCGACGCCGACTTCCGCGACGGCTGGAACCGGATGTTCCTGCACCTGGAGTATGAGCAAAAGCTCGAGCTGATGGGGTCATGCTCGCTGTTCGGCCCTGACGGCTTCCCGGTGACTCGCCTGTTCAATCGCGCCCAGGGCATCGCCTACACCGATCGCATCGTGGAGGAGTTCACCGGGCGCGGCGTGTTCTTTGGTGATTTGCTGGGGGAGGCGGCTGCATGAGTATGTCCGGTCACCAGTCGCCAGTTATGGGCACCGATGAATGGCTCACCCCACCCGAGATCCTGGCAGCGCTCGGGTCGTTTGATCTTGACCCCTGTTCGCCGCATGAATCGCGGCGCCCCTGGCCGACTGCCGCGAAGCACTACTGCAAGGAGGACGATGGTCTGTCGCGGGATTGGCAGGGCCGCGTCTGGATGAACCCGCCGTTCGGGCGTGAAGCTGCGAAGTGGATGCGCAAGCTAGCAGCCCACGGCAACGGCATCGCGCTCATCCCGGCGCGCACCGAGACGGCCATGTTCTTCGAGTCCGTATGGGGCGCGGCTGATGCCGTCTTGTTCCTTCAGGGGCGGCCGCACTTCCATCGCGTTGACGGCAGTCGGGCAGCATTCAATTCCGGCGCGCCGATCTGCCTGGTCGCCTACGGCCTGGCAAACGTCGCCGCCTTGGAGCGCTCCGGGCTCGGCCAGCTGGTCCCGGTGCTACGGAGGTCCGCATGAAGACCTGCCCCGTAGACGCCACCCACAAGACCACCGGCTACAGCCTACGGCAGACCCTGTACTGCCACGACTGCCGCAAGGAACACCCATGGCCGCTAAAGCCAGGCCAGATACCCCTGATCGCAAACAACAGAGCCACAAGGAAGCCGCAATGACTGGCCACATCATCCGAAATACAGGCTCAGCCGTAACAGTCCAGCTGCCATCTGGCGAGACAGTGCCTGCCAGGTCGGTCATTGAGGCTCTGGATATGGTGGAGCAGAGCCGCAACGCCGGGCCGCAGATCAAGTGCCCTGAATGCCATCCGGAGACCTGCCCATGCGTGCCGAGGTGATCTGCGGTGAGTGCTGGATTGACAGAGACGAGCCCTTCGGCTGCGCCTGCGAAAGCCTGCTGGCAGGTAAAGCTACCGGGCCGGAAACCATTCGCGATGGTGGGAACCAAGATGACGGAAGCCGAGGCGCTGGAGACGGCGCGGCGGATCTGGCAGGAAGCGGAGGTGGAGTAAGGCCATGATCGAACTGCCATGGCCGCCGAGCAATAACACGTATTACCGCCGTGTAGGGGCGAAGACTCTGATCAGTGCCAAGGGGCGAGGCTACTGCGCGGCGGTGATCAAGGCATGCGCTGAGGCGCGCATAAGCAGGCAGGACGGGCGTTTGGCCGTGGTGATCGAGGCATGCCCGCCTGACCGCCGCCGGCGCGATCTGGACAACCTGTTGAAAGGGTTGCTCGACGCGCTGACCCATGGGGGCGCCTGGGAGGACGACAGTCAGATTGACCACCTGACGATCCAGCGCGGACCCATTCGGGCGGGCGGAAAGGTCACGGTGCGGATAGAGCAAATTAGCAAGAAGTTGGAGGCAGCATGAAAATCAGAACGGCACGACAGGTATGGCATGACTGCACTCACAACCAATCGCGCGGCGGGCTCTCTGGTCTGACTGAGCGCGTATTGCTCGGCACGGCTGTGCAGACCACGGACCGAGGCGTGACCGCGGACCACGCCGAGCACGCGGTTCTCTGCGGTTGGTTCCAGTCAGCAATCGCCAAACTCCACCCGCAGGTTCGCGTCTTCGGTGATTTCATGTACTCAGCGAACCAGAGCGATGACATTCGGGAGGCTGCCGAGGAGGTGCTATTCGGGCTGGTCATGTCCAAGTCCAAACGCATGACCGCGGCGAAGCGGGATAAAGCCGAGTATGTGGCGAGGGGCGTGATGCGCCGTTACCGGTACATGCACCAGGGTGGGCAATCGGCCAACCCAGACCCGATGAGCAAGCCCGAGACGTTCCGCGCCTGGCTGTTCGACTACTACGGCGTGCGGCTTGAGTCCTGCGCCTGGGCTCGAGATTGGGAGCCCTTCATTCAGCTCTGCTTCGAGTGCTGCGAGGACATTGATAGGATGGCGTTGAGTCCGATCGCTGCAGTGATCTATGAGATGAAGGAGGCGGCGTAGCCGCGATGCGATGGAGCTAACTTGGGGAGGGATATTAGGGCTGGTGCTATCGAGTGGTCTTGTCGCCGCGGTGACCAGTTCAATTCTTCAGTGGGTGAAGGAGAGAAAATTTAAAGCCGATGAGCGGAAATCGAACGCGGAGTTGGAGGCCATCTTCCTCATAAGGGAGCTAGATGCGCTCGCGGTGGCGTGCGCTAACAGTATTCAGGACCACAACGAGATCTTCAGCGAGCTCTTTCATATGGATAGCGAAGCCCAGGGGAGTTATCCGGGCGCGAAGAAGCCGCTCTTCGAGATAGACCGATCAGCCATGTCAAAGATTGACAAGGATATCGCGGCGAAAGTCGTTTGGCTTGAGAACGAGATGACCTTGGGCGGCGGCCTAATAAAATCTGCATGGCAGTTTGACGCTGTAGATTGGTACGAAGCCCACGAGCAGAACGCGAATCTGATCGGTTACTACGGCCATCGCGCGGTGGAATTGGCTGCCAGCCTTCGGGCAAGGTATGGGCTGGACCAGCATAAATACCGTTGGGGCATGAGTGGTGTCGAGGAGTTGCTGGAGGCAAGCTCAGCTAGCGCTGTGAAGTTCTTAACGAAGAAGGATTGACTTCCCGCACGGCTGGCGGCATCATTACTCCATAGTTAGTATTTTGCCTATGGCAAACGTCACACAAAACCCCGGACCTCGCCGGGGTTTTTATTTTCGATGATCATCTGAGCTTCCTATTTATTTGAGGCTTCACCGTGGCAACATATTCGCCTCATTCTGGAGGAGGGAAGGCCATGTCAATTTGTGATGATTGCGGTGTGGAAGGCGAGGATTTAAGTGCGCGCGGACTCTGCGAATCTTGCGAAGAGGTTGCAGATCCGGAGCCAGGAACTGAATGCGATTACTGCGATAATCCAGCGACAACCGAGGTCGGCGGGCATCCTCTTTGCGAGGACTGCGCAGAAGACTGACCTATTATTCAAGTATTTAAATCAAGCCCAGCCTAACCGCTGGGCTTTTTCGTTTCTGGCTCCCATGTCCTCTTCCCAGCTCCGAGCGGACTGATGCACATCGAGGAGCCTGATTGTTTTGCCCGAACTCCCCGGGCGTTTTATTCCTGGAGCCACGAATGGCCGAGCCAACATCAACCGGCGCGCTTGCTGTCGGCATTGCCGGGGCAGGCCTAGCTGGCGTGATGGCCGGGGTTACTCATGAGGCAATGGTCGGATCGCTGTGTGGCGCGCTGCTGTTCTTCACGACCACCGAGGAGCGTCCTGTTCTTCAGCGCCTGATGTTCCTGGCGATCTCTTTCGTGATGGGAATCCTGTTCGCGCCGCTGCTGGCCAAGGCTGAGTTCTTCGGGTTCGGCCCGATTGATCTCGCAGGGCCTTCGGCATTCATCTCGTCCGCCATGGTAATCACCGTCACGCTCGCTGCGATCAAGCAGCGCCGGGGAACGGAGCAGCCCAATGGATAAATCGATACTGACCTACGTCACCTTGGTTCTTAGCGCGGTGATGTTTGCCCGCATGTTCACCTACCGCCGTGGCAGCTCTCAGTTCCGCCGCGATGTCTCGATCATGGCCGCGCTGATCATGGCCTGCTGCGGTGCGACGGTGATCTACATTCTCGCCGGTGAACTTGTAGTGCCAGTCAAGGCTTGGCCGATGGTCCTGCTGCTGGCCGTGCTGACTGCTTCGCTGATGCGCTGTGGTGGAAATCTATCAAAGGTGCTGAGGCATCCGTATGGGTGGGATGGAAGGGAGAGGCGGCGCTAGACGAAGGTCGTCGGGGATTCAAATTTCAGCGGCGGAACGCCTCCGCCATGCAAGAAAAGAAGAGGGCTCCTAGGGCTGATGCAGCAACATCAGCCCTAGGCGCCAACCTGCAGAGCCAGCCTGCAAGCCAGCCAAGGCCCCCCGCACTCGCGAGTGCCGGGCGAGCCTATCAGAAAAGAAAAGGCTATGCAGACCATGAAAGACCAACGTTGTGGAAGCTGTAACAGACTCCTGGCGAAGACAGGAGCATTCACGACCATTCAAATCAAGTGCCCGCGCTGCGGAACCTTGAACCACCTGAAGACCGAGAGTCTCGATTCATCGCCACTGAGCGACCTCGATGCGGCTGAAGCCGGCCAATCCATTCAAGCATATGAGGTAAACAAAGATGGCTCTCACTCCCGAACAAATCGAAGTCACCAAAGCCCTGGTATCGAGCATCTGGACCCCGTCCATTGCTAACAGCCTGAACTACAACGAAGACGTTGAAGAGGTGGTCCGCCTGGCAACTCAACAGATCGGCCAGTGCTCTGCATACATCTACAACCTGTTCGCCGCGCTCACGCTCGGCGCCGTTGGTGGTGCGGCTGTGATCTACAGCAAGCAATGGATGCGTGATCTGGGGCTGGACGTTGCCAAAGCAGTGGCGGACAACAAGAATAACTTCCAGGCACGTGCCTGCATCAACACCGCAGCTGCTAGCTACCGCTCTCCGCTGGAGATGGCTTCGCTCGGCATCTGATGCGTTTCTGTTGAGGGCCTAGAGCCCCTTTTTCTGAGGCTACGGTTGACTACTACCAAGCAGCCAGGGAGCACAGCTGGAAGAATCTTCTTGCTTGCTTGCGTACTGGCAATAATTGCTCTCGTCGGAGCGAAATGCTCGTCGTCTCGCTCCGATGCTGATGACCCAGATCTGCGGAAGATCGAATCTGAGGCCCGCGCCGCATTGCTTGCTCACGTCAGCAACCCTGACACCGTTGAGATCCGCAACCAAACCGGTCGCTGTGGCCAGTTCAGGCATCGTGATTTCTATGGTCGGGAGTCTGACTATCGGCGGTTCATTTCCTCAAACGACAACGATGTGATGGTAGAGGCCGAGTACCACGATCAGGCCTTCGAGCATCTATGGACGCGCTTTTGCTTAGGTCAGAAATAAATCCTGCATCGCTGCCAGCCGTTTTGTTAATGGCGTTAGCAGTCAGTTCATGCGGAAGCGGCGACAGTCCTGACGAAGCCGCTATGCAGGCGCGCCGCCAGGTTCAGCAGGTCCTTGACCGCCCCGAGTCTGCAACGTTCACGAGCGAGCAGCATGGGTGCGGAGAGGTGAGTTACGAAACTGATTCGGGTGTTAGCGTAAAGCGAAGACGCTTCATCGTGCTGGATAGCGGACAGGTGCTGCTGCGTACGGCAGACGCACCTGTTGAGTTCGCGTTGATTTGGGATAGCAGGTGCAAAAAGTAGTGAACTGCTCGGCTAACTGATCGCCTGCCTAAGTGGCTTGCTCATCTGTGAGACCTGTAGGTGGGGATGGAGAGAGTGAAGGCGAGGATGAATGAGCACAACCTTGAAGTAATATCAATTCGCCGTTACTTATAAAGCTCCAACCAAAGGAGCGACACAATGAATTTTTTGCGAGGCGATGTAGTGATGCTTAAAAGCGGCGGGCCGGCGATGACGGTCGACGATCAACTGCAGGATTTCCAAACCGGCGCGCCGTTGGTGAGATGCGTTTGGTTCGGTAAAGCTGAGTCCCCGCAGTATGCGAACTTCCGACCGGAGCAGTTGGAGAAGTGCGGCGAATAGGTACGTGTGTCGGCCCCGCCATTGTGCGGGGCTTTTTCTTGGAGTAAAGAATGACAACGAAGCAACCCGACTGGGAGGCGATCGAACGTGCCTACCGGGCCGGGTCGCTTTCTCTGCGCGCCATAGCGGACAAGTTCAACAGCAACGAGGGGACGATACGCAGCCGCGCCAAGAAACACGGATGGCAGCGCGACCTCTCGGAGCAGGTCAGAACAGCAACTCAGGGGAAGCTGTCACGCACAGCCTCACGCAATGACGTCACGCAGCGTGATGCGCGTGAAGATGCTGAGATTATCGAAGAGGCTTCTGATGAGGCGGCGTCGGTTGTGCTTGCTCACCGGTCTGGCCTTGCCATGTGGCGCGGCATTGCCGACAAGCTGTGCGTCGCGCTGGCGGATATGGAAGTAACCGAGGACAACCACGACAAGTTCGCCCGGTCTCTCAACGCTGGCGTAGATGCCCAGCTGAAGGTCATCAAGGGCGAGCGTCAGGCCTACAACCTCGATACCGAGGAAGGCGACAAGACGGTCAGCGACCTGGCCGCACTGATGGACGAGCTATCGACTGAGGCCTGACAGATGAAACCCGAGCACCTTGCGAAGCTCCGGGACAAGCTGTGGCGCCTGAACAACCTGTATTCCATTACCGACAAGGCAGGCAAGAAGACCCGCTTCCGCATGACGGCGGAGCAGCTGGAGTACTTCGAGGGCCTGCACACTCGGAACATCATCCTGAAGGCTCGCCAGCTCGGATTCACGACTGAGCAGTGCATCATCCAGCTCGACGCGGCCCTGTTCGAGTCGGCCAGGTGCGCGCTGATCGCTCACACGCTGAATGATGCCAAGCGGCTGTTCAGGGAAAAGATCAAGTACGCCTACGACCATCTTCCGAACGAGATCAAGGCGGCCAATCCTGCACGCAACGATGCGGCCGGCGAACTGGTATTCGCCAAGGGTGGCTCGCTGTACGTCAGCACGTCATTCCGTGGCGGCACGCTGCGTTACCTGCACGTCTCCGAGTTCGGGAAGATCTGCGCCAAGTTTCCGCATAAGGCGCGCGAGATCGTGACCGGTGCGTTCGAGGCGGTCGCGACAGACTGCTTCGTCACCATTGAATCGACGGCAGAGGGGCGGGCCGGGTACTTCTTCGACTACTCGCAGGCCGCAGAGAAACAACAGGCCGCAAAGCAGCCGCTCGGCAAGCTGGACTGGAAGTTCTTCTTCTTCAGTTGGTGGAAGAACGCCGAGTACTGGCTGGACCCGGCCGGAACGATCCTACCGCAGCGCCTGACAGACTATTTCGTCGAGCTTGAGGCAAAGCACGGCATCAAGACGAACGAGGGCCAGCGCGCCTGGTACGCCGCCAAGGAGAAAACCCTCGGCGACGACATGAAGCGGGAATACCCGTCGATCCCTGCCGAGGCATTCCAGCAGAGCATCGAGGGCGCCTACTACGCCAAGCAGTTCGCCAAGCTCTACGCGCAGCAGCGCATCGGCGTATTGCCCGATAACAGCCACCAGCCGGTGCATACCTTCTGGGATATCGGCGTGGGCGACTCGACGGCCATCTGGTTCGTTCGCCTGGTCGGGGAAGAGTTCCACATAGTCGATTACTACGAAAACAGCGGCGAAGGCCTGCGGCACTACATGAAGGTGCTGAAGGATCGCGGCTACACCTACGGCGATCACTGGGGGCCGCACGACATCGACAACCGCGAGTTCGGTAGCGACGGGAAGACCCGGCGAGAGATCGCCAAGGCCGGCTACGAGATCGACGGTCATCGCTACAGCATCCGGTTCCAAGTGGTTCCGAAGCTGGGCGTAGACGATGGCATTGATCACGTCCGCGAGATCCTTCCTCGCTGCGCCTTCGATGACTCCAAGTGCGAGACGGGCATCGCCTGCCTCGAAAACTACCGAAAGGAGTGGGACGACAAGCGCGGCTGCTGGAAAGACAAGCCGCTGCATGACTGGTCGTCTCACGGCGCCGATGCATTCCGCTATTTCGCTGTGGCTATAAGCCGCAGAAAGCCTGTAACCGAAACCAAACCTCTACGGATGTGACCATGAGCAACGACCCAAGCCAAACAATCCCCGACGTGGATGCCATGCGCGAGGATTGGGCCATCGTTGCGCCGCTCATGGGTGGCACGAAGGCTATGCGGGCCGCCGGGCGTGCTCTGCTGCCTCAGTACCCGGCCGAAGAGGACGATACCTATAAGGAGCGCCTGCGCCTCTCCACGCTGCTGCCGGCCTACGCTGAGACGGTCAACAACATGACCTCTCGGGTGTTCGCTGAGCCGCTGCAGTTGGGCGACGACGTGCCTGAGCGCCTGGCTGAGCTGTGCAAGGACATCGACCTTGCCGGGAACGACCTGAACAGCTGGTCGGTTGACCTGTTCCGCCACGCGCTGAGTCATGGTCTCTGCCACGTTTTGGTTGAGTACCCGCGCGCCGAAGGGCTCCGCACTCGCGCAGACGAGATCGCTGCAGGGGTTCGCCCTTATGCCGTGCTGATCCTCCCCGAGCAGGTGCTTGGCTGGCGTGTTGAGGGCGGCAAGCTCGCTCAGTTCCGCTACATGGAATCGGTCGAAGAGGCTGATGGCGAGTTTGGCGTGAAGTCGGTTGCTCAGGTGCGAGTGCTAGAGCCCGGTGTTTGGCGCACCTACCGCAAGCCCGACAACGGCGGCGCATGGGCGCAGAACGACGAAGGCACGACGAGCCTTGCATATGTCCCGCTGGTGACCTTCTACGCCGGCCGCACCGGCTATATGACGGCTCGCCCTCCGCTGATCGAGCTGGCACACCTCAACGTCAAGCACTGGCAGTCGCAGAGCGATCAGGACAACCTCCTGCACGTCGCCCGCGTGCCGCTGCTGTTCATGTTCACCGACGACGATAACTTTCAGCTGGTCATCAGCTCAGGCAGCGCGACCCGCATGCCGAAAGACGGCAATGCCAAGTACGTCGAGCACACCGGTGCCGCGATCAATGCGGGCCGCGAGGCACTGCAAGACCTGATCGATGAAATGCGCATGGCCGGCGCCAAGCTGCTGCAGAAAGACAAGCAGCAGACCAAAACGGCGACCCAGGCGAACGAGGAGGCAGCGCAAGAGCTTTCTCCGCTCGCTCGCATGGCTAACCAGTTCGCTGACGCGCTCGCGCAGATGCTGCAGGTGATGGCCGACTACCTGGCCCTCGGCGACGGCGGCACGGTCGAGATGCGCGGCAACTTCGATCAGGATTGGGCCCCGGAAGTATCGGTGCCACAACTGCTGCAGATGGCCAACTCCGGCAAGCTCAGTGATGAAACCCTGTTCGCCGAGATGCAGCGGCGCGGGATCATCAGCGATGAGTACGACTGGCCTGACGAACTCGAGCGAATCCAGAATCAAGGCCCGGCCCTTGGGGTGATCTGATGGCAACGGCAAACGAGCGGCTAGCGGATCTCGCCATTGCTCACGCGATCGACCTGACCCGATATAGCAACGGCGTTGTCCGGCGCATGATCGGCTTGCTGAATCGGGTGGATGAAGACCTGTTCGCGCAGCTGCTCGTGGCGCTGGAGTCGATGACGCCGGAGTCGTTCACGGTGCAGCGGCTGGACTCTCTGCTATCTAACGTTCAGCGGCTCAACGCCCAGGCCTATCGCCAGATCGGAGTGGAGCTGGACGAGGAGCTGCTGCAGCTCGCCGGGTATGAGGCTAGCTACCAGCATCGGGCGCTGCAGAGCGTGTTGCCTGCGCAGGTAGCAGAGCAATTGGCGCTGAACACCATTTCGGCCAATCAGGTCTATGCCGCGGCGATGGCCAGGCCTTTCCAAGGCAAGCTGTTGTCCGAAGCGCTGGCCGGCATCGAGGCTGCGCGTGCGGCACGAATCCGCGATGCGATCCGCATGGGGTTCGTTGAGGGCGAGACGATCAGTCAGATGGTTCGCCGGCTGCGCGGGACTCGCACGAACAAGTACGCGGATGGCCTGCTGGAGATCGACCGGCGCGGTGCTGAGGCTCTGGTCCGCACTGCAGTCAATCACACGGCCAACTACGCCAGGCAGGCGCTGTTCGAGGCCAACGACCATCTGGTCAGGCAGTGGCAATTTCTCGCCACCCTTGATGGGCGCACCACGCTGACCTGTGCGTCCCTCTCGGGTAAGACATTCCCGATAGGGCAGGGACCGCAGCCGCCGCGCCACTGGAACTGCCGGAGTACATCGGTACCGGTGCTCGAGTCGGCATGGGAATCGCTGGGCCTGAGCAAGAGCGACATCGATACCGGTACCCAGGCGAGCATGGACGGTCAGGTTGCTGCCGACATCAGCTATGGGCAATGGCTCAAGAGCAAGCCTGCTGCCTTTCAGGACGAGGTGCTTGGCCCGGAGCGCGGCAAGTTATTCCGCAGCGGTGGCCTGACCGTGGATCGCTTCACCGACTCGAAGGGCAAGGTCTACACCCTCGACGAACTGCGCAAGCGTGACGCTGCCGCTTTCGAGAAAGCTGGGCTATGATGGCCCAATGACAGGAAAGCCGACCCTTCACGTCATCGACGGCACTGCCAAAGACGACGAACCACGCCAAAAAGCCCGCAAGGTGATGCAGAAGCGTCCCCAGGCGGCTCACCTGTTGCGCTGCCATCGGTGCGGCGGTGGAGAGGTGTTCGAAACCAAGATCGGCATGATCTACAAGAACGGCAAGGCGCAGGGCGGCACAAAGCAAGTGCTGTGCGCTACCTGCTTCATGCGCGGAGAGCGCGTAGTTCTCTGCTGACCCGATAGCAACACACAAGACCCGGCCCCGCGCCGGGTTTTCCATTTCTAGAGCCTCGCCATCGTGCGGGGCTTTTTTATGCCCCCAGTTTCGGATGGGACGGGGCGCCACCGGGCCGGATGGCTCAATGCAATGGCCGGATGGCCGGAGAAAGACGAGATGAAACTGAAGACCGTAGAAGTCGATGGCAAGCAGTACGCCGAAATCCAAGACGGGAAACCCGTTTACGTTGAAGACGACGGCAAAGAGGTTGCTTTCGACGCGGTTGGCACCCGCGCCACCATCACCCGACTGAACGCCGAAGCCAAGCAGCACCGCGAGCGCGCCGAGACCGCTGAGAAGACCGCCAAGGCCTTCGAAGGTATCGATGACGCCGGGGCAGCCCGCAAGGCTCTGGAGATCGTCGCAAACCTCGACGCGAAGAAGCTGGTGGATGCCGGCGAGATCGAGAAGGTGAAGGGCGAAATCAGCAAAGCCTTCCAGGCCCAGCTGGACGAAGCCAACACCAAGGCGCAGACCCTTGAGCAGCAACTGTACGGCGAGAAGATCGGCGGCAGCTTCGCACGCTCCAAGGTCATCGCCGAGAAGCTGGCTGTCCCGGCAGACATGGTGCAAGCCACCTTCGGTAATCGCTTCAAGATCGAGGACGGCAAGGTAGTCGCCTACGACGCCAACGGCAACAAGATCTTCAGCCGTGCGCGCCCTGGTGAACTGGCCGACTTCGATGAAGCGCTGGAAACCCTCGTCGATTCGTACCCCCACAAAAACCACATCCTCAAGGGCACTGGCGCCAATGGCGGCGGCGCTCCGAACGGCGGTGGTCAGCCAAACAAACCTCAAGGAAACCTTGGCGGCAGCAAGGAAGAACGCCTCGCAGCCATCAAGGCCCGAACCGCTCAAGCATAAGGAGGCCCAATGGCCCTGTCCGATATGAAGGTATTCAACGAATACCTCAAGCAAACCACCATCGAAACTCTGGCCCAGGACGTTGAGAAGTTCAACGCTGCCTCGGCCGGCGCCATCCGCCTGACCACTCAAGGCATCGATGGCGACTTCCTGCAGGAGTCCTTCTGGGCTGGCCTGCATGGCGCCCAGCGTCGCGTCGATCGCTACGCCGCCAACGGCGCCCAGTCGGCAACCGCGCTTTCCCAGAAGCAGTACGACGCCGTCAAGGTGGCCGGTGGCTTCGGGCCGATCCTGTGGGAGCCCTCGCAGCTCTCCTGGATTCAGAAGAGCCCGGAGGAAGCGCTGGAGGTCATCAGCCGCAACCTGTCCGAGGCAATCGTTGCGGATCAGTTGAACACCGTCATCGCCGCCCTGGTCGCCGCCATCAGCAACCAGGCCGCCGCGACCAACGACGTGTCGGCTACTGCCGGCGTTACCTATGCCGCCATCAACGCCGCGCACGCCAAGTTCGGCGACGCCTCCGGCCGCCTGGTTGCGCAGGTAATGAACGGCGTGACCTTCCACGACCTCATCGGGAAGAACCTCACCAACGCGCAGCAGCTGTTCCGTGCTGGCGACGTGACGATCGTCGATATCCTCGGCAAAGCCGTCATCGTGACCGACTCCCCAGCGCTGTACTCGGCCGCGGTCGCCGATCCGGCTGCACCTGCCAAGCAGCGCGTGCTGTCCCTGGCCGATGGCGCTGGCATGGTGATGGACGGTTCCGACCTGATCACCAATATCGAGACCAGCAACGGTAAGGGCCGCATCGAGACGACCTTCCAGGCCGACTATTCCTTCGGCCTGGCGTTGCGCGGCTATACCTGGGACACCGCCAACGGTGGCAAGTCTCCGACCGACGCCGAGCTGGCCACCGGCTCCAACTGGGATCTGGTAGCGAACTCGATCAAGGCCTCGGCCGGTGTCATCACCATCGGCGACGCTTCCCTGTAACCGATAGGGGCGGGCTCCGGCTCGCCCCGCTCCACTGGAGACTGAAATGTCCGAACAGAAGATCAAGTACGTTCAGCATCCGGTATCGCCGGAACAGAAGGCTGAGCTGCGCGCTCAGGGCTTCAAGATCATCGACGCTCGATTCGCGCCGCCTGGCGAGGTAGTCGAGCAGCAAGACGAGGCGCCGAAGCCGCGCGCCCGCAAGACCAAGCCAGAGCCGACCGAGGCCGAGTAAATGACCGAGTACATCACCATCGCGCAGGTTGACGCCCTGCTGGGGTCCGACTGGGCCACCGAAGACAAGAAGGCCCGCGCGGTGCTGATGGCTAACGTCTGGCTGACGGAGCGGCTTACTGCGACGTTTTCGACCACGCCTGATGCGGTCGTACAGGCTGGAGCGGAAATCGCTCAGCTTGCGGCGTCTGGCGGGCTCTACGGCGCTCAGGAGCGTGAGGTCGTCAGCACGAGCGTGACTGCCGGCCCGGTCCAGTCGAGCAAGACGTTCCGCGAAGGCAGCAAGGCGCTGTCAGCGGCCGAGTCGTTCGCGCTGGCACTGATCAAGCCCTGGTCCAACTCCGGCCAGATCCGAATGGTGCGAGGCTGATATGTCACTGCGCGACGAGATCCTAGAAGGCGCTGCAGAGGCGCTCGCTGTCGTCGAAGAGATCGGCGAGACGATCACGCTGACGCTTGAGCAGCAGGGCGGCTATGACCCGGTGACAGGCGAAACGACGCCGCCAGTCACGCTGACCCAGACCGCGAAAGCCATCCTCGACAACTACAGCCTGCAGTCATCCGGCACGCAGTACGCGGACGGCTCCATGATCAAGCGCGACGATAAGAAGATCTTCTTCGGCGCCGCTGGGCTTGAGTGGCCGCCGACGTTGGAGACGACCATCACCGCAGCCGGCCAGGTGTGGACAGTCGTTGCGATCTCCACGCTCAATCCGACCGGTGAAGTGCTGGCCTATGAGGTCCAAGGGAGGCGCTGATGTCGTTCTCTGATGATGTGCGGCGGTTCAACGAGAAGGCGGTGTCGGCCCATAACAAGATCACCAGATTGGCGACCTTGGAGCTGTTCAGGGGCGTGATTTTGGCAACACCGGTTGATAAGGGCAGAGCAAGAGGCGGCTGGACTACCTCTGTAGGTGCTCCTGCTGCTTCACCCGATCGGCTTGACCCGTCTGGCGGCTCTGCCGTGGCCGAGGTTGTCGAGAAGACCCCTGAAGGTGCTGGCCAGGTCACCTACCTATCAAACGACCTTCCTTACATCATGGCTCTTGAGGAAGGCAGCTCGAAGCAGGCGCCCGAGGGGATGGTGAAACGGAACATGGACCGCGTAGAGCGCATGGTTGACGCAGCAATCCGCAAAAACAGGGTGTGACGATGAGCGAGAGCAAGATTCACTCAGCGCTGGTGTCGGCCTACATCGCATCAGGCGTCATGCCTGTCGAGCGAACGGCATTCGAAGGCAAAACCTTCAGTCCGCCGACCGGGCAGAGTTGGGCGCGCCTCACCGGCCTACCAACGAGCCGCGCACCTGCCGCACAAGGCAAGAGCGCCGCGCAGGAGTGGACCGGTATTCTGCAGATCGACGTTTTCCACCCGAAAAACACTGGTCACGCTGGGCTATTGGCTGACGTGGACGCGCTACTGGCGTTCTTCGCCTCCAGCAAGCGCCTCGACTACCAAGGCCAGGGCGTACTGATCCGACGCGCTGAACGCTCGCAGATTCGCCAGGAAGACGTCTGGCAGTCGGTCAGCGTAAGCGTCTACTGCACCGCCTGGTCATTCCCGGCGTAACCCAAACATGAACACCGCAGCCCGCCTTGAGCGGGCTTTTGCATTTCTGGAGATAGCAAATGCCCTATGCACAAGGCGTCAATCAGAACACCTACATCAAACTGGAGGGTGTCGGCGGTACGTTGGACCCGGCCGTCGCCTGGATTCCGCTGCGCCTGATCACCAACGGTCTGAGCCAGTCGGTCGAGGAGCTGGAGTCCGACGAGATGCTGCCTGGCCGCCACATGGCCGAGTCCCGCAGCGGCGTTTCCAGCGTGGCCGGCGACCTTGAGGCTGAGCTGACCTATGGCACCTTCGACATGTTGCTCGAAGCGGCTTTCCACGGCACCTGGACCGCCAAGACCCTGTCCGATGCGACCCTGTCCGCCGCAGCCGCCGACAGCAGCTTCAGCGACTCCGGCGCCGGCTTCGTCGATGCCGGGTTCGCCGCGGGCGACGTGATCAACGTCACCGGCTTCGGCACTGCCGCAAACAACGGCCGCTTCAAGATCGCCACCGTGGCAGCTGGCACCATCACCGTCACGGCCGAGAACGGCGACCCGGTGGTGCTGGTTGACGAGGCTGCCGGCGAGGCGGTGACCATCAAGACCGACGACGTGCTCAAGACCGGCAGCGCCCGCCGCAAGTTCGCGATCCTCAAACACAACGAGGACATCGGCCGCTGGCTGATTTACCGCGGCTGCGAGGTCGGCACCGTTGCTATCGACTGTCCGCTGCAAGGCAAGATCGGCATCACCTTCTCCATGATCGGTACCAAGGAGGAGGCCTACGTCTTCGACGGCGTGACCGAGAGCATCGCCGATCCGACTGAAACCGTGATGATGACCACGTTCGAGGGCTCGCTGACTGAGGGCGGCACCGGTCTCAACCACGCAACCGCGCTCAACCTGTCGCTGGATAACGGCATGGAGGCGATCTACCGCCTGTTCAGCCGCGACGCCTACGACATCAAGCTCGGCCGCATCAACGTCTCCGGCAGCCTGTCCGCCTACATCGAAGACAACCGCCTGAAGGATAAGTACCTCGGCGAGACCAAGACCCCGCTGGTTATCACTCTGACCGATGGCGAGAACAGCTACCAGATCAGCATGACCAAAGCGAAGCTGACAACTTCCAGTGAGGAAGGTAGCGGAGACGACCCGATCATTCAGTCCTACGACTTCCGCGCCTTCAACGACTCGGCCGTCGACACTGAAATCACCATCACCCGCATTCCGGCGTAAGGGGTTCGCATGAAGCCGAGTGACTTTTTCACCCGGGCCAAGGCCAATGAGGGCGAGCGCATGCCGCTCTCCCTGCCTGATGGAACCGCAACAGATGAGTGGCTGCTGATTCGCGGCGTTGACTCGGATGAGTTCCGCGCGGCGCTGGACGACTTCCGCCGCGACCTGCTGGCCTATGCATCTATCAAGGATGAGGCCGAGAAGGCCGGCAAGACCGAGCAGGCGCGTCTCCGGCTGAATGCGGCCCTCGTCATCGGCTGGTCGTTCGAAGGCTTCAGCGAGGAAGCATTGCTCGAGTTCCTGCGCGAGTCGCCCTACATCGCAGCAGAGGTTGACCGGTTCGCGAGTGACCGCCGCCGTTTTTTTGGGAAACGCTCGACGAACTCAGCCAAGGCCTGATCGAGTTCGCCGAGCATGAACTGGGATTGCTACGACCGGCCGGCCCTCGACCCAAGAAGGGGCCGGACAAGCGAATCACCATCCGCGCGCAGCTTGAGGCTATCGCCGAGAAGACTGGCAAGCGCCCGTCGCGCCTGGATGGTCCGCTATGTCCTGGAGAGCTCGCCTATGTGTGGGAGTGGTACTGCAGCGCCCGGCCGGTCGAATCCCTGGTGGAGCTCAAAGCATGGGCGGACCTGTACGGGCGAGCGCTCAAGCCGCACGAGATCACGCTGATGCGTAGGCTGGCGGCGGTAGAGAATAGGGTGGCGAGCCAGTAGGGGACGGATTTGGTACTCTCGCCGCTTTCTTAGGGGAGGGTGCCATGGGACGTTTCTTGTTAGTAATTGGTGTCGTTGCTCTGCTTGCTGGGTGTGCCGGAACAAACTTCACATACGATCAAGCGCGGAAGGTACAGATTGGGATGACTGAGGCCGAGGTCGTGCAGGTTATGGGGCGACCTTATTCGGTTGTGTCGCGGCCTGATGGGCAAATGTGGGTGTGGAGCCGGGCGAATGCCTTCGGGTCTGCGAAGGCGGTGTCATTCCGGCTCAGCGAGGGGAAGGTAGTCGAGATTCCAAACATACCCGATTCATTTCGGTAGACAGACAGACGATAAACCAGCCCGCCTAGTGCGGGCTTTTTCATGCCCGGAGCAAAGATGCGCCCCCAAGATTTTTATACCAGGACGCGTGCAAGCCGGGGCGTTCGCATCGATCTGGCCGATCCATCAGGCAGTCGGGAATGGGTCCATGTGCGCTCAGTTCTCAGCGCCGAGTTTGTTGCGGTTGCCGCCGCGATAGCCAGTAGATCGGAGCAGTACCAGAGCGCGTTGTCGTCTGCCGGGCCTATGGAACGAAAGCGGCTTATCCGCCTTCGCCGGGCAGCCCTGGCGTCTGCCTTAGTGGCCGATTGGTCCCTGCCTATGAAGTCCCCCGCTGAGATCGCAGAGCTACTGACTGCCAACCCGCGCCTACGCAGGCAGATCGAGCTCATATCCGAAAACCACGCTTTGCACTTTGGAGTGACGAATGACTGAGTACGCAAAGCTGGTCGTTGCGGTCGACAGCACACAGGCAGCCAAGGCAGGAACGGACCTCGGCAAGCTTGAAAGGGCGTCAAGGAGCACGGAGCGCAGCATCGGCAGCCTGGGCAGCACCGTTCGCTCCGTTGCGGCGCCGCTGGCGGCATTCCTGAGCGTCCGGGCTGTAATCCGGGCGTCCGATGAGTACGGCCAGATGGCCTCACGCATCCGGAACGCGACCAGCAGCACCGAAGAATACGAGATGGTGCAGGCGCGGCTGCTAGAGACGGCGAACGGCACCTACCGTGCGCTCAGCGAGGCCCAAGAGGTCTACCTGTCCACGGCTGACACGCTGCGCGATCTCGGGTACGCCACATCCGAAGTACTGGATATTACAGATTCGTTCTCCTACGCCCTGGTTCGTGACGCTGCCCGGGCGGATCAAGCGCGCACGGCCATGGACGCCTACTCCAAGGCGCTGATGAAAGGCAAGATCGACGCCGATGGTTTCGCATCGATCCTCGCGGCGACCCCATCGATCGTGAACGGTATCGCCGAAGCCACCGGTCGCAGCACCGAAGAGATCCGCAAGCTTGGGGCGACCGGAAAACTGTCGGTAGAGGCATTGAACGAAGGCCTGCGCCGGAGCCGTGACGAGAACAAGGCTCTCGCAGACGCCATGGAGACTTCCGTACAGGACGCCCTGGTCAATCTGCAGACGCAGTTCGGCGTTTTTGTAGGGAAGGTCAACGAGACATCAGGCGCCAGTGGGATTCTGGTCGAGTCGCTCGGCGAGCTGGCCGACATCCTGGCCGACCCAGCAACCGTAGAGGCAGCTCAGCAGCTAGCGGCCGGCGTGGTTACTGCATTCAGCGGCATTGCGTCAGCCATGCGCGAAACAGTCGGGATTGTCCGCTGGGGCGCCGAAGAGCTTGCGTCGATGATGAACGGCATCGCCGCTGACGACGTCGTGCGGCTGAATGATGAGCTTGTCCGCCTGCAAAAAATGAAAGAGGGTGGCGCACTAGACAAGCTGGTGTTCTTCGGCCGCGACGGGTTGGTCTCCTACTACAACGAGCAAGAGCTAGACACCGAGATCGCAAAGATCCAGGCCGCGCTGAATGATGCGATGAATCGCCCTCAGGCGAACATTCCGGCTCCGACTGAGCCGCCGAAGGCGATCTCTGAAACTAGAAAGCTCGTATCAGCTATCGCCGCGGATACCAAGGCGGCAGATGCTGAGACCAAGAAGCTGACGAACTCCTACCAGTCGATGGAGAAGTCGCTGGCTCGTCAGCTTGCCCTGTATGGCCAGACCAGCGAAGTGGCCAGCCTGCGATTCGAGTTGGAAAGCGGCTCGCTTCAGGGAATCACAGGAAGACAGGCTAAATATCTCACCAGCCTCGCCCGCGAGCTCGATGCAAAGAAGAAGCTTGCAGAACAACACCAGCAAGACGAATCAGTAAACCGTGATGCTGTTTCCATCCTTGAATCGCTCCAGACCGAAGAAGAGCAGATCCGCGAATCCTACGAGCGCCGCAAGCAGATCATCATGGACGCGACGCTGCTAACTGAGCAGCAAAAGAATGAAGCAGTAATGGAGCTGAGGCGAGAACACGATGAGCTGATGCTCCAGGCAAACGGGACATATTGGGAGCGGTACATGCTGGCCGCCCAGAAGAACCTGCTTGCGTTCGATGAACTCTCCGGTGTGATGCTAGAGAACTTCACCGGGCGTTTCGGGGACGCTTTCGAGTCAATGGTGTTTGAGGCTGAGTCGTTTGGTGAGGCGATGCAGGGCCTTGGCGAAAGCATGGCTCGATCAGTCGTCAGCGCGATCGGTGAGATGGCGGCTCAATGGGTGGCTTACCAAGCCCTTGAGATGGCTGGAATCGCAAAAACGACTGCAGCCAAAACCGCATCTGTCTCCACCATCACTGCAGCACAAATGGGCTCCATTGCGGCCACCACTGCAGCATCCACCGCCGCGACAGCCACAACAACTGCAACCCAGGCGGCCGCTGCAGCAACTACCACTGCAGCGTGGACGCCTGCCGCAATTGTGGCTTCCATCGGCTCGTTTGGCGGCGCGGCTGCTATCGGTTTGGCTGCTGTAATCGCAGCCCTCGCGTTCACAGGCGGCTTCCGCAAGGGCGGCTACACCGGAAACGGGGGCGTCAACGATGTTGCTGGGGTCGTCCACGGCAAGGAATACGTGTTCGACGCTGCATCTACTGCGCGAATCGGTGTCGCCAACCTGGAGGCTATGCGCAACGGCGAGATGCCAGCCACTGAGATGACCATGGTTCGCCAGAACAGCAGCGCGACCAACACGCAAGCGGCGGGTGCGACCGGGGGCACAAACATCAACGTCAACTTGATCGAGGACGCCAGCAAGGCCGGACAGGTCGATCAGGTTCAGGGTGACGACGGAACGCAGGCGCTCACAGTTTGGGTGTCGCGTATTCGCGCTGGCGGCAACGCTGAGTCAGCTGCGCTTGAGCAGGCATACGGGCTAACGAGGGTTGGCAGATGATTGAGTATCCAAAGGAACTGCCATACCCCGACTTGTCCGGTTATGCGCTGGAGCACGCTCCCAACCTCAGCCGAACGGAGATGGTAAGCGGCCGCGCCAGGCAGCGTCGGCGTTTCACCAGCGTGCCGAGCTTCGTGACGCTCTCATGGGGTATGCCCCAGAGAGAATTCGAGCTGTTCGAGGCGTGGTTTCGGTGGGAGCTGAAAGATGGCGCTGAGTGGTTTACTGGATGGGCCCAGACGGGCGGGCCGACGAAGCAAACCGTGATGCGCTTCATCGGCAGCAGTTCGTCGCCACCCTACACGGCGCGCATGGACGGACCAGAGCACTGGAAGATCAGCTGCCGGCTGGAGATTCGCGAGAAGCAGACCTTCGCCGACGGCTGGCAGCACCTGCCGCAGTACATCCTGTTCCCGTCGATTCTGGATATGGCCATCAACCGTGAATGGCCCGAATCGAAATACCAGACGTACATGGGCGCGTTCGATGAAGGCGTCAACGAGGAGTGGCCGCAATGAGCCAGGCGCTAGAACAGGTCTATGCCTCTGGCGGCGACGTGCTGATCAACACCCTGGAGCTGTCATGCGTGGCGTGGGCCGATCCGATCCTGCTGTGCGATGGGTTTGAAAATCAGGCATGCATCACCGAGGACGAACGGGCGGTGACCTTCATTGCCTCTGGCATCGCGGTCGAGCTTCCAGATCGCGGGACCAGTGGAGGCCAGACGCTCACCTTCGCCATCGACAACGTGACCGGCGAGGCGCAGCAGAAGATAGACGCGGCCCTTGAGGCTGAAGAGCGAATCATCCTGACGTACCGCTGCTATCTGGCGAGCGACAAATCAGCCCCGGCTGAGGCGCCGTATCGCATGACGGTGCTTGATGGCGAGATTAATGGCCCGTCTGTGCAGGTCGAGGCTGGTTACTACGACCTGATCAATTCCGCATGGCCGCGCGACCTGTACACCACTGAGTTTGCCCCTGGACTGAAATATCTATGACCTGGCTAGACGCATATCGCGACGTTCGATACCGGGACGGGGCGCGAGGGGAAGTCGTGGATGGCGTTGTTGAGCATGACTGCTGGTCACTGGCCCGCGCGGTACGCCATGAGGTCTACGGGCTTCCGCTGCTTCCTTCATGGGGTCATGTCCGTAACACCATGCCACGCGAGTTCGCCAGGGCGCATGAGGCTGTTTCATCGTGCCTTGAAGAGTGCGAGCCAGAGGCTGGGGCGGTTGCTGCCGTGTTCCGTGGTCGTCTTGTTACTCATGTCGGGGTGGTCGTGGAGATCGACGACCGATTAGCCGTGCTGGACATTCGCGGCGATGGCCTGCCGGTGCGCTGGCAGTGGGTGGCTGACTTCGAATCCCGCTACCTGCGCGTTATCTATTACAGGGACAAGACATGATCCGGATTTACTCGAGCAAGCTGGGCGGCGAGGTTGTCGAGCAGCATCAGGCGTCTGGCTGCACGCTCGACGCCTGGCTGTCCGCCAACGTGCGCAGCTACAAGCGCATGGACTCGCCGCCGATCAGCGCGCATCTCAATGGCGAGCTGCTGACTATAGATGATTGGGCTAGCGTCGAAATCGGCACCGACGATCAGCTCGATATCTACCCGGAGCCGAAGAACGACACCTTCAACCTGCTGTTCAACCCCGCGTTCCACTCGAAGATCGGCATCATGCAGTTCTTCATGCCGGAGACGCCGAAGCAGCACGATAACAACAATCGAAAAGGCGCCGATCTGGATGCGGCTACTGCTCGTGGAAACCAGGTAAAAATCAACTCGGTGATTCGCGAGATAGCGGGGCGGCGCAAGATATATCCCGATTACCTGTTGCCTCTGCGTCGCTATTTCACTGCTCCAACGGAGCAGTGGGCGGAGATGCTGCTATGCATCGGTAAGGGAAAGTTTGACTTGCCGGCGAGCCGCATCCTTGTTGGTGACACGCCGATAATTTCGCTAGGGGCTGACGCGCAGTTCCAGATCTATCAGCCTGGTGCTGATCTTTCCGCCGAAACGGCCGCGGACTGGTGGCACTCAGTTTCCGAGGTTGGATCCAGCAGCACCGGTACGGCCGGCCTGGAGCTAAAAGCTACTTTTGCAGTTAGCCCGACACCGACCGCAAGCGCCTACATATTCGGCGGCGACTTGATCACTATCCCGTCAGGAGCAGGATCGTTCCCAGATGGTTGGGCGGCGGGCATGATCGTCCGTATCGTGGCGCCGGAGCAATACACAGTAGGGTCCGCAGGAGGGCGCGACTATCTGGAGGGTAGCCTGGCCTGGCTAGCGCCATTCGCCGGCATGACTCTCGAGATTGCTGGTGCAGCCACAGGGACTTATGTCATTGATGAGTTCACGCCCGGGGTGGCCGGTGAGCCTGACAGAATGACGCTCAACTACCAGAACGGCGCGCCTGTTGCCGGGCTGCCGCTTGGTCCCGCGTCGCTCAGCATAGGGTATGACGGCCTTCGTTATCGGGTTACCGCTGCAAGTGCCTCGGCGATCTCCGTTGAGCGACTAACTGACACTGGCGGCGTTGATCAGACGGACTGGCCTGGCTTCAACTCTTTCTCGAGCACATCCGCCAGCATCGCGCTAGACGGATCTACTGTGGAGGGGAACTGGTGCGGCCCGTTCGCATGCTGCCCGGAAGGTGAGAAAGCTACCGAGATCGAATGGGACGTGATGTTCGGCAATGGCCTGTTCATCATGAATAAGTACAACAACGCCGTTGCGTATTCTGTGGGTGTCGAGCTGCAGTATCGAGACATCAGTACGGCTGGAGCCTGGACGTCCGTAAGGAAAACATACACCACCGCATCACTTGATCAGATTGGCTTCACCGAGCGTGTCACTCTTCCATTCCCGATGCGGGCCGAGGTGCGAATGCGCCGGATTGGCGCAAAGTCTGGCGACACCAGTGTTTCGGATGAAGTCCAGTGGTATGGCCTTCGATCGCATCTGCCGGTAAAGAAAAGCTACGAAGGGGTGACGACCATTGCTCTGCGGATTCGAGGTGGCAATCGGCTGTCGTCCAAGTCTGAACAGCTGATATCCGTCGAGCCTACTCGCGTGCTGCCGGTGCGCAGTGGGAGCGGGTCGTGGGACGTGGAAACGCCAACGCGCGATATCGTGCCGTGGATTGCACACATAGCCCGGTCTATCGGCTATTCAGACGATGACCTGGACATGGCAGAGCTTGAGCGACTTGGGGCTATCTGGGCATCACGTGGCGATTACTTCGACTACTCCGCTGACTCCAGCATGACCGTCAAGCGCGTACTAAACGACGCCATGCAGGCAGGGTTCGCCACGCTGACTATCGACCGAGGCCGAATCAGGCCGGTTCGAGATGAGCCGAGGACAACCTTTGAGCAACCCTACACGCCGCAGAATATGAAGGAGCCGCTTGTTAGGCAGTTCAGCGCAAGGAAACCGGACGATTTCGACGGAGTAGACGTTGAGTACACCGACGGCATCACCTGGCAGATCGAAACGGTTGAGTGCCGGTTGCCGGGCGATATGGGCCGGCGAGTTGAGAAGATTAAGGTGGAGGGCGTCACTGACAAGACCCGCGCATGGCGGATCGGTATGCGGCAGCGAATGATCCAGAAGTATCGCCGCTGGGGTTATCGCTTCTCGACCGAGCTTGATGCTCTCAACAGCCGCTACCTCAGCTACGTCCCGCTTCAGGACGATGTGCCTGGCTACGGCCAGAGCGCGATCATGCTGAGCTACGACAGCGGCATCATTGAGTCATCCGAGCCGCTGGATTGGTCAGCCGGTGGCACGCATGTGGTTGGCATTCGCCGGCCGGATGGCACGCTGTCCGGGCCTTACGCCGCAACGCGCATCGATGACTATCGACTGTCGATCACTGGCCTGGACTTCGAGCCCGACACCTCGTGGAGCATCGAGCCGCCGCATTTGCTGTTCGGCCCGGTCAACCGCTGGAGCTATCCGGCGCTGATCACGTCAATCAGCCCGAGCGGCGACGGGGCGTCGGTTGAGGCGGTTAACTACCATCCAGCCGTCTACGCATACGACGACGCCATACCACCCGCTGACGCCTAACCACTAGCTAACACATACCGGACACGGCCCACACGGACGCCGTGCGAATTTGCACGCCTGGAGAAAACGCATGACTTTCAATACCGGAAACAATGTTCCGTCGACCGATCCACGCGACCTGTACGACAACGCCGAATGCCTCGACAAACTGGTCAACGGCTCAGCTCCGTTCGTTGCCGACCGTAAAGGCAAACTGCGCGAGTCATGGGCGGGGATGGAGAACACTTTCAACAATGCCCAGGAAGGGCGTGAGAACGCATTCGCCATATCGCAGGCTGACAAAGAGTCGCGCTTCCAGGCATTCCTCGTCTCCTCCGGCTATGTGAGCAAGGGCGAGTATGCGGCTGGCGTGATTTTGGAAGAGCGCAACGCGTATGTGGCTGTGGATGCTGCCACTACTGGCACGACTGCTGGTCTCTATCGCCCGAATTCTTCTGCCACGCTGCCGCTCACTCTGACAGGTACATGGTCGACCGATAGCGCCAATCTGGTACTGCTCGGTGATGACGTGCTGCGGCAGGAGCTGGCGTCCCCTAGCGGCGCGCAGAATGTTCGTTTGGGTGCGCGGACCCTGGAACAGATCCTCAAAGGCGAGTCTACTGTTCGCCCTGAAGCGTACGGCGCTGTTGGTGACGGTGTTGCCGATGATACTGCGGCACTCCAAGCCATGCTTGACGCAGGGTTGCACGTTGATTTCGGTGACGAATCGCGCAGCTATATGGTTAGTGGAAAGCTGATGTTGCGTAGCGGTCATACGCTCAGAGGTAAATGGCCGACGATCACGCAGACAGCCGTCCAAACGCCTTTGTTTGACGGTATAGGAAAAGATTTGATTAGTGCTAATGGGTTACGATTAGTCGGCGTACGCGAATCTGATTATGTGAACAGCCCCACGTCTAAAGCCATCGCATTCGCACTGGACTCTGCAACCCGCGTGAATGTGTTTGGTAATGTCTTCAAGGACTTTTGCTACTCCCCGTTAATGGTTGGTCAGCCAGGGGCAGATATCACCTTCGCTTTCAACATTGTTGAGGGTCCTGGGGCTGACGTGCTGTCAGACCCTAACTATCGCAACACCACCGGCTTTACGATCATCGGCCAGAACATCCTTGTGCACGGTAACAAGATCAGCGCAACGGCCTCGGGCGGTATCATCGGTCAGGGCTCCGAAAACATTGTTGTGAGCAACAATATAGTTCGCGACTTGGTCACAGAGCACGGCCTGTACTGCGACACCGGCATTAAGAACCTGACGATTTGCAATAATGTAATCGATGGCACTGGCCCTGCCGGTACTGGTCTCAAGGTCCAGCTCTATGACAGCTTCGGCGTGGATTGTGAGAACGTGTCCATCACCGGCAACGTGATCAAAAACAGCAGCTCTGATGCGATCCTCGTCATCAACGTAACGGCTGGCACTCCCGTTCGCCGTATCAAGGGTCTGAGCATTTCCGGGAACACCATCGTTACATCCGGGCAAAGCGGCATCGCCGTGCGCAACACCCAGGGGTTCAGCATTTCCGGCAACAGCATCAACGACACCGCCTATGACTCGATCTTCATTATTGACGCCTTGGACGGTCTGGTGGCGGCGAACCAGATCGCAAACTCTGCGACCGCTGGTATTTTCGAGGCTCTCGGCGAGCGATTGAGAATCGCCGGGAATAAATTGTACAACGTCGGTCGGGGGGCCGAGGGCCCCGGTCATTCGGCTATATATATAGCCAACGGGTCCGAAATAGATATCTCTGATAACCAGGTACTACCCGGCAATACCGCTCAACGGTACGGCATATTTATCGCCGATGGTGATCAGTCAACGATGGTTGTGCGTGACAACAGCATAATCGGCTCTACGTCGGCCGACTTTCGGTTCAAAATCCCGGCCTCGCCGCTTGCGTACTTCGGTGGTAATCATTTTGCCGGCGCAGTCGATAACTTCTACGAGGTTCTGCAGCGTGGCACGTTGCCGCATGTGTGGTTCGGCAGTGAGCCACCTACCTCCGGTACTTTCGCACAGGGGGCGCGGGTAGAAAGGCTGTACCCAATTGCCGGGGGTAATACCGGTTGGGTCTGCGTTGTCGCGGGTAGCCCGGGCACATGGCGAGCCTATGGATCAGTAGCTGCTAGTTGAAGTTTATTATTGGAATAAATCCCGCACCCTAATGCGGGATTTATTTTCAGTCTTTAAGCATCTCGGGCTCGTTCTCTTCTGCCCACTTTATAAAGTGCTTAGATACTTGCTTGCTTGCGTACTCAGAGTAATGGCTGTAGTTGTCACGAAATATTGGCATCCCATCAATTGTTAGAGAGCAGCTAACTTTGCTGCAGAAAACTTCGTTCTGATCGTAAAATTTTACGCCTGGGTTAGAAGACCTAATTTTCTGTATTAGAGTGGAGAAACCATCATCTATTTTCTTTCTTTCCTCAACGCCCAGCTTGCAGTCATCGGGCTTCGCTTTTAAAGGTCTTGAAAAGCATCCTTTCAGATCCCTATCTGCAGTTATATGGGGAGTAAAAACTATTACTTTTATCCCATTATCTTCAAGGTAAGAAATTCGCTCTGTGAGCCGGTCAATATAGGCTGAATCGGGGTTGCTAATAAGCCCGTCGATAATAGTGTATTCAATGGACCGAGATTTCTCGATTATCCCATTGATGAGCATTTTTTGCTTGTAAGGTCGATTTCCCGAGCATGGGCTTGTATCAGTTGGTGCGTTAGGATCAGTAACATCAATCATCTCTGGCGAGCATGCACCAATCGATAGAATACTGTGGCCGCTGGTTCTTTCTGAACTGGCCAGGCCCGGGTAGAGATGATTCGCAAAGCTAGTCCCAAGAAGTAGAATCGTCGGTGGCGCGTCCTTATTGGTTATGCAAAAAAACCAACCGTATTCATTGGCGTCAGCAAAAGGATATTTCGTCCTGCACAGATCATTCTGAGCGTATTTCCAAAGCGGTCCAACAAACTGGCTGTTGAATGTTTCTGAGCTCTTAACGGAGGCGCGGTCAGGAAGCCCTCCCATGAGATATGTGGCGTAACCTGTAGAGCCTAGAGAAACCATCATCGCGATAAGAATGGCAGGCTTTAACTTGGTTACGACCCTACGTAGTGGCCTTTCAATGAGAGCATAGGTTGCCCAAGCTAACAGAGCACTGCAGAAAACTGCTGCCAATCGCACATGAACAGAGGGGATGTCACCTTCGATAATTCTCGCGAATGTGAGAAGCGGCCAATGCCAAAGGTACAACGGAAAGCTGATCAACCCTATCCACACGAAAGGCTTAAACGAGAAAAGATATTTGTTAAGCCAGGCGTCAGGGCCACCAGCTATAAGCAGGGTGGCGCCCACTACCGGGATGAGAGCCCAGTAACCGGGAAACGCATCCTCGCTGGTGATAAGGTATAAACCTATGACTATCGAAATGACACCCATAGCCGACATGAGATTGCGAATTATCGGTCTGCTCGCTGAATTGGAGCTATAGAAATAAGCGTAATAAGCTAGGACTGATCCACATAAGAGTTCCCACGCGCGCGTGTGTGGCATGTAAAAAACAAAGCTAGCATCACTAGCGATGTTTTTAATGTTTAGCCCGAAAGAGACCGCCGCCAACGCAAGCGCTGCTATGAGGAAGTTGACTCTTAACTTATGTGCGACCCATATGATGATCGGCCAGAAAATGTAAAACTGCTCTTCAATTCCTAATGACCATAAGTGCAGCAATGGCTTCACTTCAGCGGCCGTGTCAAAATAGCCGCTCTCATCCCATAGCAGGATGTTGGAGATAAATGCGGATCCGCCTCCAATGTGCTTCCCAAGCTGTTCGTACTCCACGGCGAACAGTGTGTACCACCCGAAGACCAAGCAGCTGCTCAGAACAATCAGCAGGGCTGGGAATATTCGGTTGATTCGCCTTTCGTAAAAATCAACTAGGTTGAAAGACTCCTTCGTTACAGATCCAAAGATGATGCCCGAGATCAAGTATCCGGAGATCACAAAAAAGATATCGACACCTATGAAACCGCCCCGCAAGTATTCGGGGAAGGCATGGTAGATAACAACAGCAACCACAGCCAAAGCTCTCAAGCCGTCAATGTCCGGCCGGTAATTAGGATGATAACGCTTTGGCTTGTCGCCTATAGTCGGGTTGCTGGCCATTCCTGCCGATGCTCCTGTGGCGCGGTTCAATTTCTGAGGTCGCGATCCTACGCCATTGCCGCCGTCATTTGAACGGTTGGCCTATGGCAGCCCAATAGCCCGCCATTGAGCGGGCTTCTTTTTGCCTGGAGAAACCCATGACCCTCTCTGAAATCCGGGAGCGAGCCATAGCGCCCGCTCTTGCGCTGCCACTCGCTTGGAGAAAACTATGACGCTCGGACAAAAACAGCGGCAGTTCGTCCGCATGATCGGCCAGCTGATCGAGTTCGCTTATGCAAACGGCTATGAGCTGACTTTCGGCGATGCCTACCGCGACCCGCGCGTGCATGGCGCCGTCGGCGAGAAGAAGTCGTACAGCTCCGCCGTCTCGCTACACAAGGAGCGCCTGGCTGTGGACTTCAACCTGTTCATTGATGGCCAGTACATGATGGCCAGCGAGGACTACCGGGAGCTTGGAGAGTTCTGGGAGTCTATCGGCGGCGCATGGGGAGGGCGTTTCAACGATGGAAACCATTTCAGCCTGGAGCACGGTGGCCGCAAATGACCGCCTGGCTGAAGCTGATTCCGTCCTCGGCGTGGTGGCTGCTGGCCGTGCTGCTGATCGGCGGGGTGCAGCAGTACCGGGTGATGGTTGCACAGCAGGATCATGCCAGCGCCAAAGCAGAATGGTCGGAGCAACTGCGCCTCACGGCCGAAGCCAATGCGGCGGTGATCCTCAAACAACAGACCGACCGCCTGGCCCTAGAAGCGCGGCTGGGCATCCTCGACACAACCTCAACCGAGAAACTGACCCATGCACAAACTGAAAATGACCGCCTGCGCCGCGAGTATTCTGCTGCTGATGATGAGCGGCGCCGGCTGCGCATCGAGGTCCGCGTCGCCCGCGCCGACGCCATCGTGTCCGCCGCCACCGGCGCCGGCGGCCTGGGCGATGCAGCCAGCGTCGAACTCAGTGCAGCAGCTGGATCAGCTGTTTGGGATATCCGAGGCGGAATGATCAGCGACCAGGAGAAGCTGGAGTATCTGCAGGAGTGGGCGAGGGCGGTGCGGACTGGCGAGTAGGAGGTCACAGCGCGACGGCGCCTCCACCTGTATGGTGGTGTGACCCAATCAAGGAGGATATATGGGAAATCTCATCATCAATCGCAAGCCAGGCCAGCGGATATTCTTGTCGCCAGAAACCGAAGCGGATGCGGCCGAGCTTTACCGGCAGCTCACTGAGGAAGGCATCTGGCTTGAGCTGTATCACAGCCGAACGCCCGGACAGATCGTGGTTTGCATCACTGCGCCGTCGGCGATCAATGTGGCGCGTGAGGAGCTTCTGGCGGCGAATGAGGCGTGCCGCTAACTCCGCCACCTGAACCGCTCCGGCGTCTCGCGCACGAACCCCTGGCCTTCGCACTCCACGCAATCCTCTCGCCTGCTGAACGAGTCATCGCAGGTGGGGCATGGCATGAAGATGGACACGCTTGCGCGCGTTGAGAGTGCTGCATGCCGCTCCGTGTCGCCATCTTCCTTGGCCAGCTGGATTGCATCGAGGGCAGCCCGGTACAGGTCCGGGTCGTCGATGGTGCGCAATTCTATGCCTCGAATCATCCGCGAAACCTCGACCAGCTCATACTCGCCGGTCGGTGTGATGCAGCGCTTCCCATCTATGCGTCCGATCGATTCCTCGCTTCGATTGAGCAGCTCCAGGCCAATGTCCGTGTGCGTCACCCTCGCGTCTATGTGGGAGGCGTTCAAGCGCTCCCTGGGCGGTTTCCAGTTAAAGGCGGTGCCCGACAGGTACCCTAGCGCCGGGCCGTCGCGTACTAGCACGTAAGATCCAGAGCGCAGGAAGTAACGGTGACGGACTATTTGCTCTTCGATCTCGTGTGAATACGCAGACTCCGCAAGCTCGAGCAGATCGAAGTGTTCCAGGGGATCGATAATGCCCGATCGAAGCATGTCGTCCGCGGCCTCGATAAGGTTGTCCCGGTAGAGCCGGGGAAGGTCACGGCGTTCTGCTGCGTCGTCCAGCATGCGATGCCAGCGCTCGACGGTCATGCTAGTCCGGTGAGTGAAGGAAATGTCGCGGCCCATGGTCTGCTCTGATGCTGTATATGTGTACAGTATCAGGCCGACTGAAAGCCCATCCAGAGCTTGCTGATCGACGGCTATAGCAAGGGATTGCTGATGCGCTCAATAAGGTGCGCGCCTTCGTTGCGGACGTTGCCGACAGCCCGATCCACTGGATACCAGTCGAACTCCTCGACACCGAGGCCATGCTCGAGCGCGATGTCTTCCGCTTCGTTTGGTTCTAGCTCTGGATCCAGCCAGTGCAGGGCGCATTCAGGCGACAACACCAGCGGACGTCGGTCGTGGATGTCCAGCATGCCGGCGCCGCTCGACGATGTGATGATCACGAAGCCGTCTCCGTCGCGGGGCTCGCCCATGCCGCCTCGCTGAAACTGGCCCAGGGCAGCGAAGAACATCGGCGCGTTCGTTCGCTGCTTGATCAGATAGGGCTGCTTGATCTTCGGATTCGCCTCGTCCTTCTTCCATTCGTACCAGCCATCGGCCGGTACGATTGCCCGGCCTGTCTTCCAGATATCACGGAAGAACTTGGACGTGGCGGCTGTCTCCACCCTGGCGTTGATCGCTGGCGGTCGCTTGCCTTGCGCCCAGAACGGGGCGTATCCCCATTTCACCGCATCTATGCGTAGCCCGTCTTCGTCCTGGTGCAGCAACTGGACCTTTGATTGCGGCGGCACGTTGTAGCGCCCGATAGGCTCGGAAGGAATCCCGCCAACTAGCTGAAGCTGAGGGTCCAAGGCGAACAGGTATTCCACCGCCTGGCTGTACTGTGTAATTCGTCCGCACAT